GACATAGCACCAAAATCATATAGAACTGTTTCTAAAGAGGATAAGAAGAATAATTACTATTTAGCTAAATGTAGCGAATGTGGATGGTTTGGGAGCAGTAGTCTTTTATGTGGAGGGGGAGCATTGTATGATAGCGGAGATTACTTTGATTGTTATTGCCCTGTATGCAATAGTACAGAATTTTAATTAAACGAATTAACAACATGGAAAACAAAGAACAAAATACAGGGATGAGTGTTGAGCAGGCAGCAGAACAGACATTCCCAATCCCAGATGATAAAATAGGGGATGTTTATTTTTGCAGTGATATAGCCAATTTAAGAAAAGGATTCAGATTTGGTGCATCATGGCAATCCTCCAAACCCATTAACAGCGGATGGGTGAGTGTGGAAGATAGGTTGCCTGAATCATTAAAAGATGGTAAGGATGTAATAGTTTATTTTACTGATGATAGCATTGGGATATGTCTATCATATCTTGTTTCACATTTAGACCATAAATCATGGATGCCCTTACCACAACCCCCTAAACAATAAGAAATGGAAAATAAAGAAATAGAGAAAGCAGCACAACAATACGCACATGAGTACTGTGATATGCTTGATTTAAGCCACTATAAAGGATTGCATCAAGGGTTTAAAGCAGGTGCAAGGCTTAGGATATTACAGTTAAATCAATTAGAATCCGAACTCGCCCAGCTAAAGGCAGATAATGAGAGGTTGAAAGCTCACATATCAAAACTTACCCATGTAATAGAGCAAGTAATGATAAATCAGCCAATTGAAGCCACTATTGAAATTAAAAAAGCATTGGATAATCACTAACCCATAAAGAAAGATGAAAACTATAAAAATTGAAATGGAAGTTGCATTTCCAGAAACGCTATCGACTGAGCAGGAAATAAAAGATTGGTTATATTATGAAATGGGGTATAGTGGTTCAATCAGTATCTTAAACCCAATTATAAAAGAGGGCGAACCCATAAATGTTAAAGAAATGTTTATTACTGATTTCACCTTAGACTAAATAAAACCCCTAACCACTAAACTGAATTGAAAATGAAAGGTAAATTTAAATTAGTAGGATTAAGCAAAAGCAAATCCGTAACGTGTGAAACAGATAAAGAAGATATTTTTTGGCCTAAAGTAGAAATGTCGCAAGACCGATTCAATGCTTTATGGGATTATTGTAAAGGTAATTGGGATGAACCAAAATTTGCAGAAATAGAGTATGATAGGTTAGATGAAACTGGTGAGCCAATTAACCCTGTATTATTAAATATAACATTATGAAACCCCTAATCCTAATCCTCCTACTGCCCTTATGCAGTTACGCTCAACGCCAAATAATTTAATTATGAAAGAACAACCATACATCAAAAAAGCATTTAATCTTACGAAAAGGGAATATACTTGTTTTCTATCGGGATTATGGATAGGTGCAATATTTATATTTCTGTTGATGTTTTTTATCCCATTATCTACAAAGGCCCAACGCCACACCACCCTCCTAACCGAAATAGGAACAACAGACTTTCGCAGTCAATCCTATGCCGGGATGATAGGCTTTACTAACTTTCAGGATGATTCCTTTCATGCAGGGGTATTGTATAAGAATTACGGTTCTGCTAATCGAATTGGTGCAAGAGTTAATGTGAACCTGAATCTAAATCGTGCAATGTTTGTATTCATCCAATCAGACATATTCGCTAAAACTGCAAGTCAGGATAATGCTTCATTTATGGAGAATAGTGTAGGATTAGGATTGAAATTTAAGGACTTGTTATTGAGTTTTGGGTATCAGATGGAGGATTATAACCCTGTGACTAAAATAAGGTCAGAGGATAGGCTATTGGTTAAATTAGGGTATAAAATAAAAATGTAAGAAGATGGAAATTAGAATATGGGGTCTTGTAGATATTCACTACAACGAAGACGAAACAGATAAAGCACTCAAAGAACGTGCTAAATGGGAAAAGAAAGGCTATAGATTACAAGAAGAAGATGTCGGTGCATTTACCGACAATACAGACCAATTGCTAAGTCCTACTAAGATTATAAAGAAATAACCCTCACCGCCCTATTATTCATCACCCTGGCAATATACCTAACCCTCTCCGCTTTGGGGAGTAAGAACGATTAGTAAATTATTTAAACAGTATAAAAATGCAATCATTAATTGAAGTATTCAGAATGTCAGAGATAACCCCTAAAACAAGGGTTAAAATCATTATTCAACTTGGGAAGGCTATAAATGCTGACCACGGTATGAACATAACCGAGCCATTGGTATATGAACTTGTGAAGCAATTAGACCCCGATAATCAGGAAGTAGAAAACGACCATTATAAAAGTAAGTTTTGATTAGTAAATTTATGAAGTTATGAAAACACCGAAAGAAAAAGCGATTGAATTGTTTGATAGGTTTAAAGTTGAGGCATTCTCTGAAATAAAAGGATGGTATATTGAAACCGAGGCATCAAAAGATATGGCAAAATTAGTAGTTGATGAGATAATTGAAGAAGTTCGAGATTATTGCGATACAAATTTTCATCAGGAAAGAATGATTTTTTGGCAAGAAGTCCGCTTCGAAATCGAGAAACTATAATAATTGAAAGGTAATTAAGAAGTGAAAAAATGGAAACAATAGGACAATTAGCAAGACTAACTAAAAAACAAACTGATAGAGCGTATTTTTCAACTCTACCAATAGGAACCGTATTTATCATAATTGATAATTTAGACTTACCTGCATATGATTTAACAGGTTATTTTATTAATTCTGAGCCTCATAAATTATTTAATGGAAATTATCACCATACTGGATATATCGAAAGAGGATCATGGGAAATTATAGGCGATATTAAAGACAATATTCATATTTTAAAAGGTCAGGCATAACGCTTGACCTTATTTCCTCTGCCTAAAATTCCACCAAGCTATTAACCCCATTATTATAATCAATGAGGCTATTATTAGGATTTGTTCGGGGAGCATTACGACCTCGCCTTAGCAGATAGATTCTTTAACCACTCTGATATTTTGTCAAGACTTGCACCAATAACCAAAGCAGTATAGAATGTTACCTCACTACCAAATATCAAGCTACTAAATCTGATTCCAACGTATATTAATAGCAATGATGTAAATATCCTGATTGCATTATCTCTGAATAAGAACCATGCAGAAAAGGCATAAGGCGTATTTTTACTTGACTTATCACGTTTGGCAGCTTCAAACCTAAGCATAATCAATGCCCCGATTACTGCGATTGTGTAAGATACCACGAATCCGATAGTATCTTTTGTTCCTAAAAATTGTTCTAAAAATTGTTCCATCTTATTATAGTTTTAAGCCATTTTCTAAAATAGCGGATTTGTTGTTCTAATTTAAGCCTCGTTAAGCGATAATTCTCCCGAATATGATAAATATACCTTACGAACATTTTTAGGCTCTCCTATGGCATATTTTGGGCGTCTTGCACCAAGTAATCTACTCTTTGCAATAAAAGCAAACCCAACTGCATTAGATTGATTACCTCCGTACACTAAAAACGCATTGTCATTCTCTCCAACATAGAATCCTACATGACCACCATTGTCCCTTGAAAATACTAATACATCCCAAAGCATTTCACGACCTTTAGTAACTTCTGTTCCCCAATTCATCCATTGTCTTGCAGCGAGTAACTTACCTGAATCAAATTGATAGCCTGACCGTTTAGCGACAACACCTACAAACAAACCGCACCAAGGAATATCATCATCGGTTTACCAACCTGATACACCGACCTCTTTAGCCCACGCCTTTATATTTGGATTACTGCCCTTACCTTTTAATTCAAGTGTGCCGTAATGACGTATAGCCTCTACAAGCATTTTTGGAGAGGATTCGTTATAAAGCCAATTATATCTTTGTGGTAGAGTCATTTATCCTTATGATTTAACATAACCTCATCAATTCTCCCATGAACAACCTTGAATTGTTTATCAGTTTCCTCTCTGTGGTTTTTTAACTCATTACGTATTTCCTTATTAAAGGATTCTAACCCTGCCTGAACTGCCCTTGTTATTGTTTCTGACCGTTCACGCTCTTGACGTAGAATCTCTGCTTCACGTTCCTCTTTCTTGCTTTTAAAGGAAGCCCGAATCCACGTATTTACCGCTATCAATAAAGCTAATATAAACCCAAGTGCAGGGATTGTTTGCGCCCAATAATCTTGTGAATCTTCATTCATCGTCTTTACATAAATCATACTTTTCTGCGTTAATAATTATAATAACGAGATAAGCAAAAGTGAAACCATTAATTAATATGAGCCACCATTGAGTCCCCGCCAAAAAATATCCCAAATGATTCAATGTTCTCCATAGGTAAATAGATACAAAGTAAAAAAATCCCAACTGTAATATTTCTCTTTCTAATTGGGTCTTGCAACTCAATGTCAGTATTCCCAAAGTGCCGACATATATTGTTACTGATAAATCTCTCCAAGCATTAAGCATAAATACCTCTGCAAAGGGAATGTAAATAGCATATAGTAGTGCTGATGTGTAACTTAATGCAAAGCCACAAACCGTAACTACCGATAAGACTATTCTTGTATGACCCACGGATGCCAATTGCAATCTTCGTCATAACTTCCTGCCTGACCATAATGAGGGTCGTTAGGGTCGTTCTTATTGCACGTAGGTGAATACATTAATCCGTGAACCTTTTCCTTTACTGCATCTCTATCTTCTTTCTCTGCTTTTTTAAGTAGCGATAATATAAATGCCCTATTCTCCCAAATGAATGGCAATGCAGTTTTTAGAATCCATTTCCAAAATCTGCCTTTTGCGATTACTTGCGCCTGACCGATGAATTTTTCCTTTGTCATAGTTGTATTATTGAACTGTGTATGTGAATGAATATCTTATAGTGTGAGAACTTGTGCTTGATGAAAGAAACGAAAGCCCTGCTGTGTCTGTCCCTGTATTTTCATACAACATTCCGCTTGTAAATGTTGAAACTCCATCGAGAACAACACAAGTCCCTGTTAAATCATTTGCCGTTGTTAGGTTTGATGCAATAGGTAATGAAATAGAAACAACAGTAATAGTTGCTGATGCGGTTGGTGTAACTGTTATAATACCCTGACAACTTACTTGGTTCCCTACTCTTTGATAATGTAGGTTATTAGATGGAGAAGTGCTTGATGCTGCATTCGTTCCATCTGTTAAAGTCGGTGTTGAAGTCGATGCTGCCATTGAAATCTTCTCAACAAATCCTGTACTTGAATTACGTGTCAAGGCATCATAACTCCCTGCGGAAGTAGTAGGTGATGTATCTATTTTAACCTGACCATTACCGTAAACCTTTACACCACCATCTGCACCGTTGGCTGTTATCTCTACATTGCGTGTAGCTGATGTAGCTGACGGCAGGAATGAAATAGCTGCATCGGAAGTAATTCCATCTGTTAAGTGAATTTCTGCCCTATCACCTGATGCAGTAGATGATACCCTTAATTGGTCGCCACCAAAGAATGAAGTAGATGAAGCACCCTCAACGTGCAACTTACTTGACGGAGTAGCGATACCAACACCGACAAGACCTCCGTTTGGTTGAAGATTTACATAACTTGATGTCCTCGTTGCATCGGTTGTACCCTGAATTGTTATATCTCCATTTGCAGAAGTACTTCCATTTATTGTCGTAGTTTGAAGTCCACTTGCCAATAATAACGTCTTATCTCCTAAAAATCTACCTGCTTCACCTAACGTACTTCCTGTCATTGTGGAGAACACCAAGTCCCCTGCCGTAGCAGAAGTAAGTACGCTGTTAATCCTTGCCGATTGAAGTGATGTACCTGTGATAAAATTTATTCGATTTCCTGTGCCTGTGGTTGTTCCACCGTTACGTATAGAAATAGCATCCGTTATTGAAGCTGCTGATGTATTAGCAAATGTTATCGTACTTGCTGTGCCTCCTGTTAAAGTTGAAAACGTAGCTGCACCAATATTAGGAGTAGTTAAAGTAGGAGAAGTTGAATAAACTAAATTTGTTGAAGCCGTTCCTGTTGTTCCTGTGGCAGCGTTCAAGTAGTTTAATTGCGTTCCTGTGGTAGTGACTGATGTAGCCCCTAACGTGAACGGAGTAGGCATTGTTACTGTTCCTGTGGCAACAATCTGACCGTGTACTTTAAATATACCTGAACCGGGATAAGTCGCATCATCGGGTCCAAAAACTGCAATACCATCGTTTCCAAATAACCGCATTTGAATATTGTCTGTTGCACCCGATACCGTAGTTGTATTTAATCTTAAAAGTCCTTTCGCTGAACCTGCCGTAACATCATACCACTTAGCTGATATAGAACTTGTTTTCCCTGCTGTGCCTCCTGCATCATTTGCACCCGTTACAATAAACGATTCATCTGAATTTATTGCACCTATTGCCCGATTATTAAATAGACTTAACCCTGCATTAGTTCCGTAAAGTTCCGTTTGAACATCTGACCTGAATACGCCTGTTCCTGAACCGATTGGAGAGGTTATCCTTGTTCCAAATGAACCGTTTGGAGTTATGGATGTTCCTGTACCGAGTGACCAATATTGTGTTGGTATATCACTTATTTTGGCATAAACGGTATCTAAAACCAATGTGTCAATACCAAATGAGCCACTTGTTGTAATAGCTGTTTGTGGTGTTAAACCATAAGCAGGAGTAACACTTGTAACTGTTCCACCGCTTGAAGGTGCAGTATTTGTTATCGTAAAGTTAGGGTATGTTCCACTTGTGCTTATCCCTGTTCCTGCGGTTAGAGCTACTGTTTGGTCAGGTGCAGTATTCGTTATCGTTAAACTGCCCGAACTCGTAATAGGACTACCACTAACACTAATTCCTGTTCCTGCTGTTGCGCCTACACTTAATACCGTTCCTACATTCCATGTTCTATTAGCACTTAAATCTCGTGTAGCACCGTTAATTGTTAATGTCCTTGTTAAAGGCACATACGTACCTCCTGTTATCGGAGCATACAGTCTATCAGCTTGTTGTTTATTCAGGAAATAATTCCATAGATAATTAACACCGTTATAGAAATAGTAGGTGCTATCAGATGCCCTGAAATAAGCCTGATTAGTGCTTAAAGGGACTAATGTTCCTGACGGTTGCGGCTGTATTTGCCCGAAAACATTGACCGAAATAACAAGTAATAAAAGTGTAATTAATCTTTTCATTAGGTTGAAATTAAAATATATCCTGTCTGTGCTAATCCTAATTCAAACGTAGCACTCTGCAATAAAGTTAATGTAATATCGTATTGCAGGTTCTCTGATGCCCCTGTAAACAAAGAGTAACTTCCTGTTGTACCGTTATACAGGTAAACTGCGAATGTCGGGTTGTTGCCAAAGGTATTTGCGTAATCTGTTTGGTAGTCTGCAATAGTTGGAGTTGCCTCATTATTAAAGAATAACCGTATAGGTGTTACATACGTTTGGTCAATTGTTATTGTTGTTGTACCGCCTATATCTTGGTAGTTAGGATTGATTGTAGAGTACGTGGAGTTGAATGAATCTACTGCCTGACACATCCCTATCAACACATTTATTAATGCCTCATACGTACTTAAACTTGCTCTGTAAGGGTAGTTATCACTCAAAGACTTCCATAATACGTAAATATCTCGCTGCTTATACTGTAATTCAGGATAGATTGATGATTGCAGGTACAGAAATTTAGACTGCACCCTATCACTAATGATAAGCATAGCCCTCTGACCTCGTAGTAAAGCGTTTTGTATGTAGGTAGTTGTCATTATAACACTTGACTGTTAATTACGTTCTGACCTCTTGTTAAAGCGTTCTGCGCCCCTGTTAATGAGCCGTACAATACCGCAGTCTGACTGTTCTGTTGTTCAATGATTACGTCTATACTGTCGTACTGTGCTTGAACACTTGCAATACCTACTAAGTCGTTCTCTAAGAAACGTGCTTCCTGAATGTTATAAACTCCTTGTTGGAGGTATCGGTTCATGGCTATTTCCTCTGTAATTTCATACTCCGAGTCGGGGTCTACCACAGTCGGTACAAGAGTCATTTTTACCGAAAGGGCAAGGTCGACTGTAAAACCTGCTAGGGTAATAATTCCTGTCGGGTAATCCGTGAAATTGAAGTCAATAGGGTTTGTATAATCAGCTAATGCTTCATCGTCACTATCTAAAATCGTTAGATAACGGTCTGTATAAGTTTCACTATCCTCATTTAAGGTAGTGTCCTCAATTGTGAGGCTTGACGGGTCTGCTGACTGACTGATTTCTATGCTTGCTGTTATTGCCATAATTATATTGCAATTTTAAGTTGATGTTCAATTATTTTTGAGCCTTTTGATAGATTTTCTTTTGCCCACAAAGGTTGAAGATTTGTATAATGGAATAACTTTAACAATTCTTCTTCCGTTTTTGCAGAAGACAATGGTATTTTATGGTCGATATGCCATTCACCGTAATTTTCCCATAACATTCCTTTTTTAAATTGGTTCTCTATATAAATCTTTAGTTTGTCGTAATCTAACCCTATTAAAGTACTTGTATAACTGTCTTTTTTATATCCACACCGTTTTAATGCCATCCATATTCTACTCCTAACTGATTTAGATAGCCTATTTATCGGCTTAACCTTATCTTTGATTCTATACTCTTTATTTTTAAGAGCAAATCGTTCTTTATTTTTATAATAGTATTCTTTTCTTTTTCTCCTTGTTTCTTCTATATCTTTATTTCTAAAAACTTTTTGCTGAAAACTGATTATATCCTTTCTTTCAGTATTATATATTCTTCTGTTTAGCCTAATTGCATCACCATTTTTAATTCGATACAGTTTTGTTTTTTCACTAATAATTTGCTTATTATCTGAATACCGTTTCAACCTTGATGCTTTAGATGCTAATAAATACTTTTCCATATTTTCTTCTCTATATAATAGAGTTTTTTTATTTATACATGGGTTACACCAAGATTTATATATATGGCTTGTTTTTGACCTTTTTGAAAATAGAGATATTAATACGCTGTCTTTACAACAACTGCATCTTCTTTTACCGTCTATTATTTCAATTTTTTTCATTGTTTATTACGTAGTAACAACACTATTATAGTTTGCAATTGGGTCAGGGCAATCGCAGTATATTACAAGCGTGTCCCCGTTTGCTATCCCACTCGGTATTGCACTAAAGGTTACAACCTGTACGTTTAACCCTGCTACAAATGAATTGGATGCCGTAGCGGTTACATCGGGCATAGTCGAAGCATCGTATAGGTATTTACCTCCTGTTGTGCTATACACCTGAAAAGAACCGCTTGGGATAATGTCGAAGTTATATGCACCTGCGAAAGTTAGCGTTTTAGCTGTGGTGTCTAACGTGGTTGATACTGCGTTCCCTGTGCCTATTAATATTTTCATAATAATATGATTTAATGATAAGCGAAGATAAGCACAAATTGGATATTGTTTTTAATCGGGTGCTACTTGTAATGTTTTTGTTTTACTTTCAAGTAATTCTTTCATTTCTTTAGTAGCGTGAGCCTTAGCACCTGACATTAACATCTTGTTTTTTGCTTCGGGAGTATTTACTACTCTACCATCTTTAACTGCTTGTTTAAAAGATTCATCAAATTCAACTGACCCTTTTTTGTTCCTAATGTATTCTTTAATTAGCTTGTTTCTTTTATCAATCAGTCTTTTATCAAGGCTATACTTTACATCGTTAATTTCTATCTGTTGCAATTCAGGGTCTTGAAATCCAAATTCCTTTTGAACTTTTTGTGTTGCTGAATACTCTATTGCACTAATAAAAGATTTTATTTGTTTTTCACTAAGGTCTTTCAGTTTAGGCATATTTGTCTTTATAGACTTATATACTTCTTCACTCCATAGTTTATCATATTTCTTAGCTTCTTTGATAGATAGATAAGTTTTAACTCCATCCCTTAATATTGCTTCATCGGAATTTGAATTAATGTTTAATCCATTATCTCTTAAAAAACCGATTATTTCTTTATCTTTTGTAGGAATAACCGCTTCAATACTACGCATATAGGTTCTGTCAGGTCTGAAACCTAAGTAGTCAAATGCCCCATAGTTAAAGAATCCATTTAAGATGCCTACGTTCTCAAAATCTGAACGCATGGAAGGTTGACCTGAAATACCTCTCGTAATACCCTCTAAATCTCTTACAAACCTAATAGAGAATAGGGGTAAGTCAAAGTTGCCACCGACAACATTAGCTATCTGACCAAATGCTTTCTCTCTTGCAGGTGGATTGTTTTTATTAAACTCTTTTAGTGCTTTTGCTAATTTAGGCATTGCTTCGTACTTCGCAGATTTATCAAATGTATCAGCTATCCACTTAGCAAATTCCTCCCTATTCATAGCTAATGCCATTAAGGTCATTTGCGGAATTAATGCTGACTCATATCTTTTAAACCACGCATTTCTTTTTCTCCATTCCTCGTACTCATCGTCACCACCTGATGCGATTAAACCTAATGTAATCAGTCCTGATGCTACGCCACCTATCAATACCCTCCTTGTAACAGTTTTTCTCCTAAAGTCATCAGTCAAGTATTCTTCAAGTCTTTTTACATCGTCAGGACTTGATAGGTCTATCTTATTCAATGTTTTTCCCCACCACATTCTTAATGGAGAAATTACATCAAGACCTTGTTTCTGTAATCCTAATACTAACCAATTCGTTCCACCTCCGACAAAAGGATTAAGGAAATTTCTATTGAATGTTGCAGTAAGTGTGTACATCGCTGCTTTATTCCAATCCTTTTCTTTAATCGCTTTCTTAATACGTTCCTCAATAAATGCTTGGTATCTATTCACCATTTCAGATACAATATTGTTTGCTTCGTGACCTAATCCATAACCTGCAACTTTATAGGCTGAATCATACGCTGCTTCAATCATTTCTACGGTAACAACATTTCCTGACAATAGATTAGCCTTAACTAAATCCATTGCACCACGATATACATTCTCTTTATTGTTGGCTAATACCTCTATACCTGCTTCTGAATTAATCTTGTCTATGATTCTTTCTGACTCTTTTAAAGCATCCTCGAATTTCTGACCTATAAGTTGTTCATTAATGTACTTAGACGCTTCTTCGGCAGTCATTCTGTTAGGATTAGTTTTATCTGTCATTACTTTTAATAATGCAGTCCTAAAGAAAGTTTCTGTCAACGATGCCTTGTTCATACTATCAGCACCTTCTAAATAAGATTTTGCTAATGCAACAGATACAACGTAGTGATATGCCCTATTTTTGCTTAATCCGTTAATGTAGTCCTCGATTTGACTTTTGGTTAGGAACGGTGTATTTATCTCACCAAAGTAAAGACCTGCATTTTTAGTAATATCAGCTTTAATAGTTTTGCTATACTTCTTAATTAACGCATCAAACTCTTTATCACTCAACTCACCGCTTAATAGTCTGCCTACTTCTTGAATTACTCTTTCCTGACGACCTGAAATTTGGTTATCTAAGAACTGTTTTACGGATTGTAGCTTTGTTCTTAACATTAAGTTAAATATCTCCGAAGCGGTTTGAATAAACTTAAATGTATTTGTTCCTTCTTGCCACGCAACCTTGTTAAGCAACTTAGTTATTTTTAGGTTTATCTCCCTAATGAAATGCTTTGAGAAAAACTCATTATCATTCATTGAGTACAAGTCTTTCAAAGACGAAGCGAATCTTTCCGCTTCAAAGAACGCTTCCTGACCAATATCACTTAATCCTAATGCTTTATTCAGTAAGTATTTAAACTCATCGGGATTCTTGTCAAACAGTCCTAAGTCGTACAATTCAGCCAATCTCCTTGCACTACTCTTTCTTGACGTAGGTGATTTTGGAGTATTTGCTCGTTCAAGTTCTTTTAATGCTTTGGAAACAATGTCTGCCCTTAAATCTTTAATCTCCTGCATAAACGCTTCTTTCATACGTTCTATCTGAACATCAGAAAATCCTTTACCCTTTAAAGTCTTTTCAACTATCTCGGTAATGTTGTCGATACTACCTTCCTCTCCTGCGAGTTTCTTCCAATCCAATACTTGACGTTTCTCTTTATCTTGCTTAGTGGTGACAGTAATTTCTCTACCATACCCTGCCTCGATTAGAGCCGTTTTAGTGAACTCTTTTGGATTAGGGTCTATTTGGTTAAGTAAATCTATCTTAGCCTTTCTAATGGCTTTTAATTGCTCTATTTGAGGTGTTGATAATGGGTCTTTCCTTTCCTTTTGAACTTTCTCTTGTTTTGATATTTGTTCGTCAAGGTCTTTCAACTCATTCTCTAACTTAGTAACAACCGACTTTTCTTTAGACTCATTAATTCTGTCGATAGATTCTTGCGTTAGGTATTGATTAGCGACTGTCTTTAATGCTTTCTCTTGTTGTTGTAATGCAACGAGTTCGGCATCTGTTTCAGGCTTGTTTCTAATCTTTAACTCTTTCTTCTTATCCGCTATCTCTTGCTCTAATTCAGTAATACGTTCTTTAGTTCGTTCTTTAGCTTTCTCAATTCTGTCTTTTGGAGTTTTGCTTTCACTTGCAATAACATCACGAATATCTTGAACTGTAATATCGGGCGCAATATCTTTAACGGCATTTAGTATTTCTGATGAAATTTCATTTATCTTAGTAATTCCTAATTCGGCAAATAGCTTTGTTAGTTTAATAATATGTGGAGTAGCTACTTTTACCTGCTCTGCATAAGGGATTGAAGACATAGCACCACCACCACCTCTTGCTGACTTAATTAGGTCTTTACGTAGCTTTTCAATCTCTGCTTTAATATCAGCCTTTACTACCTTTGAGTCACGTTTAACTTTTGGTGCTTCAATGATAATATCATCTGATTCTTGTTCTTGTGATTCAGCTTCTTCATTAATAGCATCCATATCCGACTGAATAGCTTTCTCAACTTTTCTTCTGCCATCTAATTGCTTAGTTGTAAAGAATTGGTCTGTTACTGCTTCAATGTCGTAACCTACCCTTGCTAATTGACGTAACCTACCTAATCCTAATGCTCTTGCTACGGTACGCTGATATTTGATAGTAATATTCTGTACTAACTTCTCTTGCTTTTTAAGCGTGAGATTATCAGGGTCGTCAAGCAACTGCTTATTCAGGTCGTTCTCTAATGATAGTAGGATTAAACTTGTGTTGTCTATTCCGAGTGTGCTTGTGTTGTCACGAATGAAAGCTAACAATCCCTCTACGTATTTGTCGCCAAACTCTTGTTTTGCTTGTTCGATAATATCTGCCCCTAATTGGAATGTATCTAATATCTTTTTTACACGATATTCTTTTTCTTGCTTAGATAACTCTCTGCCACTTTCTCTTTCTTTATTGCTTAAAGTATCTTTGAACTCATTGGAGTCTATGCTTGTGTGAGCAAGTTTAACAAACTCTGGACTTGCTTTTGCATCCGACTTAACTTCATCAAATATTGGTTCAGTTTCCTCAAAGTCACTTTCTACTTTCTTCTTACCTCCATTTGCTTCGTTCCAAGCATCCTTTACAAAGTCGTTTACATCTTCACCGATTGCTTTAGCAAAATCTTGAACAGTCTTTACTCCTGCTTCAATATAGGCTAATGCTTCTTCTAATAATGCTTTGTGATAGTTAAATAATGCTTTAGCTTTTTCTTTAGGGTCTTGTGCTATTCCTAAGTTTCTGTTTAGAGCATCAAGTTTTGCTTTTGCTTCTTTTCTATTTTGAGCAAGTTCTTCAATCTTTGTTAGCGCCTTTTTAGGTTCTTTTTGCTTATTTTCTTCGTTTTTTGACTTTAAATCAACTTTTGATAAAGCGCCTTTCTCTGCCTTTAAAGCATCAGCTTCGGCACTAAACCGTTCTCTAATCTTTTCTACTGCATTGGGATTAGCTTTTTCATTTTTAGCTTGTTCGTAGATACCTGCTTCTTTCAAAGCATCGTGGAATTTAGCCATGACCTTACGTTGGTCTTTCTCTATCTCTGCTAAAGTTCGAGTTGACTTTTTGGTTTCGGTTTTTGTGCCTTTTGTATCTTTTTGATTTGATACATTCTCTTGGCTTTCTGTGCTTGTGTTAATTTCATCTTCTGTAAAGTTAAGTTCTTGATTTTTTTCTTCTTCGGATAGGTTATTAAACCACTCGTCATACTCTTTGGCTAACTCTGCTTCATTGGCGGTTATTTCAGCTATATCCTCGCTTGTAAGGTCGTTATTATACGCATCTGATATAGGAACAAACATTCTGTTATTAATTGCACCTGAACCTTGTGTGAAGTTATATCCACCTTCCTCTTTAGCTTTGTTAATAGCTTTAATAAGTCTACGTGCAGGGGCGGTATCTTTTCCTGCTAATATATCTTTCTGACCTTTACGAATATCAGTCCATTCCATACCCAAATCAGGTCGTGGACTAAATCTATCACCATCCCAAGTAATAGCACCTTTCTCTATTTCCGACTTAGCAAATTCTACTTCTTGCTTCTCCCTGCTTTCTGTAACGATATTGCTATTGCTTGGCGTTGTTTGGCTTTCTGCGACATTACTTTCTTGGTATTGCCTATCTTCTTGCTTCCCTTGTTGCTGTTCAGTAACTCCCTCACGTTCTGTGATATTACTTTGTTCGATGTTCCCTTGATTAACGGCATTTTCTTGTTCGTTTAAAAATTTATTAATTTTCTGTTCACTCCATTCGTCAGAAGTCATATCAATAGTAGTGACATCTGCTTTTATTTTAGTGTTTCCCTTAACCGCTTCGGTAGATATTCTGTGGTGTCCGTCTAAAACAAATAGACCGTCATTAAATCTAACAAGTTTAGGATTACCGATAGTGAGTTTTCCGCCTATTCCTGACTTGTCAACCAATTCTTGTGTTGGTGTAATTTCAGATAAGTCAACTGTTTCCTCTTTTGTATTGTCTTTATTTTCAGAAATAAAAGGTTTAAATTGTGGACTATCGACATCTGGCAAACCTACATTATTTGATTTATTTTTAAAAAACTGCCTTGTTGGATAAACGTCTTTTGCTTTTACGCCTTCCATTTTAGCAAGACCTTCTTCTGAAAAATTTAATCTAATAGATTTTGGTTTTTCAATTTCAGATATAGTGACATCTGCTTCTTCGGTGTCAATTGTTGGTTTTTCAAGTGGGGGTATTTCTTGCGCTTTTTCTTTCGGAACTGATTGAGTTTCTAATTCGTACTGTTGCTTAGATATTTCTTCCAATTCCCCATCCTCTCCTAATTGCTTATACCACTTATCCCTTTCAGGGTCTTTTGAATACTTAAATTTTTCATCTGCCGTAGCTTCAATAATATTATCGTTAAGACTTTGTTTTTTGGCTTCAAGAATATCTATATCTTGTTGTGCTTGTGGTGCTAAAGACTCGTCATAAGCCTTCATTTGTTCTTGCTTAACCTTTATGGCTTCGGCAACATTATCTCTCTCTACAATGGCTTGTATAGCTTCCTTACGTTTTTTAGCACCTATATCAAAAGGTATAACTTCCGTAGCTTTAATATACTTACCTAAATTTGTTCCTATTTCATTCCACCTATCAGCATCTAAAGAACCATTATTATACCTATCAGATAATTCTTTTTTTAGTTCAGACGCTATTTCATATAATGTTTCTTTATTTGTAGCTGATGAAACTCGCTCTGCCACCATATCATCAACTGATTTCATCCCACGTAAAGCACTCCCTGTAATGCCACCCAATACCGCACCGCCTCCAATTTCATTAATTCTATTTTTCCAAAAATCTTCTACAACCTCTTGCTCGTTAAATATGCCAAGATTTGATGTTATATTGGTTAAACCTTTTAGAATATCAGTAGATAAACCTGTTATCCCCTCTGTTCCACCCTCAACACCTGCCGATGCAATACCTTTTAATCCTACTGATTTGAATTTATTTATTCCTTTTTTAGCTATACGACTTGCAGTTTCTTCGATAACATCTGCCGTAATCTTTCCTGTTGTTTTTGTTGCAAGTTCTTGTACTGTTTCCTTTAAAATAGCTTCCTTCACTTTTTTAGCAACAGGATTACTCTTGGTCATAAATCCTAATGAATATCTATCGGCAATACTACTGATTGTACTATAAGCGATTCCAAAAATTTCTCTTGCATTATCTAATCCAACAGGGTCATCAGTAGTTCTGTTTCCTACTGCTTTGTCAAACTCTTTAAGACCTTGACTATAACCTTGTGCTAAGTATGATGCGCCTGCTGTTGGAATTGCAAGACCCATATCCCCTGCAAACCTTGAAATCATTAATGGAAGTGCTTTAGCGTTTTCTTTTGTAAAAACTCCTTTAGTTAAATCAAAACCCTGTTGAACTTCTTCTTCGTATTTTTTTGAGGATGAACCTGAACGTAATTTTTCAGTAACTTGCTCTGCTTTTCCTCCAAGTACATCGGCAGTCGCTTTCATTATCGGGTTTCCGTATGGATTAGACTTGGCAATAAGTCGTGTCATTCCACCTAAAAAATCTGAACCTGAACCTATAAGTTGGTTATACATAGCACCGAGATAATTGTTATCATCTTCTACGGCTTCTGAAATAGTTTTAGGCTTTACCTTTGGCTTAACGTAGGGGGTAGGTTTAGTATCGACAGGGCTTTGGAAAGGCTCGAAGCCACGATTTGAAGTCTGTGTACCACTCGTTGAAACGGGTGTAGTAAGTTCTTTTTTTTTTATTTTGGTTGAAAAAGTATCGAAATCACCCAAATCATATTCCGCACCAACGCCATCGTAAAATGCTTTACGCTTAGTATCATCTTGTAGCTTTACTTGAAATTCATCAAATGAACCTACATTATAATCCTTAGATACTGCATCGTATAATATTTTTACTTTATCAGGCATATTTAGAATCCTTTAATTGTTTTCTTACCGCTTGTTGGTTGTGTTGTTTTCTGTGGTTGGCTTGTCGCAGGTTTGTTCGCTTGTGAAAGAACTTTTGCTTTCGCTGCCTTAAACCCTTCATCTGTTTTAACCTTTATAGGTAAGTCTGATTCATTAACTACATACTCAACACCGTTATTTAGCACAAGTGCTTTTAATTCTTGCTTACCACCTTTTGTTTTTGTTAGACCCAATCCTGCTAATGAAACTTGTCCTCCTGCACCCATTTGTTCGTTTCTACCTGTTCGTAGATTTAAGACGTTATTTAGTTGCGTAGAAATAAAGTTTTTTTCTGTTGGCTTTATAAAGTAGTCGAACTTTATTGTTTGAACAGGTCTGTCTGCATCTGAACCATCTGCTCTTATAACTGCATTACCGTAGAATTTCTTATCAACCTCAACTTCTCCTATCGAACTATCATCTTCACTTTCAGACTTAGCTAACCTGCGTTCTGCCAATGATAACATTCGCTTTTGATAATCGGTCATATCACGATTAGGGACAACATAGCTTTTTGAACCTTCATCCTTAACTAATGGAGCGTTTGTCACCATATCTGTTAATGCCATTTGCATTGACTGACCTTCGTTATTATCCCAATCTAACTGTGGGTAAGATTCTTCAAGGATTGCCTTAAATCCATCGTTTCCACGATATAGCATTTCATACGCCCTAATTTGTGCTTCTTGTGGCACTCTTTTTATCTTAGCAAACTCGGCTACCGTTAAATCTCCTGCTTTCTTTGTTACACCCTCTACTTCATCGTACTTTCCAAACTTTAACAATTCTTCGTTTAACTTATTTATTTCAGACACAACCTTACTTTTATCGTAACCTAAAGGAATAGTGCTGTAATCTACAATGTCGTCTTTGGAGTAGATTGGTGCTGATAATGATTTGTTGTATAATTGTTTACCTTGCTCACTAAAGAAATGTGGCTTACCTAAAACTTTAGTTCCTACCGCTAAATCTCGTTGCGTCTTAGCTTTAGAATCAAATACGTATTTTTGGGCTTTCTGTCTTTCTTTCTCTGCTTCTGCTTGTAACCTGAATCGTTCTTTCGGGTCTTTAGCTTTCATCGCTTCGTAGGTCTTATTCTTCCAACCGTCATACACTTGATAGAAACCATCCTTGTCTACTTCACGTAATCCCTCTGTGTTGAATTGAGATAACTTATCCGCTAATGCTTTCTGTTCTGCTTCACGTTTAGCTTGTTGCTGTACTACTGTACGAGCATACGTATTTACTGCGTTTTGGGTGCTATTGTAGATTTGGGCTGCACCCTGATTTATACCTCTGCTGACGTTTAATCCCTCTGCCATTATCTTCTGTAAGGTATTCCTCTCCAATAATTAGGTTGCATCTGACCCATTCCTGTAATCTTGTTGTAATTACTCATACCTCCGAACCCGCTAAATGGATAGCCACTCATAGGTTGTGTTGATTGTGGATTAGGCATACCGAATTGAGATAGGTATTGTTGTGAGTTGAAAGGCGACTGTGAAACTCCTGTTGCCATTTGTCCCTGACTATCACCTGACATTTTACCACCGTTAAGCATAGCCATTTGACCAATTTGAGATAGTTCGCTTAATCCTCCCATTACGTTCTGACGACCTGCACCTTGTAACGCTGCTGCTGCATCAGCTTGTTCGCCAAATTTTTGGAATTTATCCCATTGTTGTTTCGCTAACTGTTGCTGACCGATTTGACTTCTGTAACCCATAGCTGACCTTTGATTAGCCATTCTTGCATTTGCATCTGCTACGTCTAATCCTAAAGTTGCATCGTTTCCTGCTCTTACAATTCCTGCTAAACCTCTTGGATTGCCCATTCTGCCAAACTGACGTAATGCCGATGCTTGGTTTCTTTGGAAGTTTTGCTGTGCTTGGTTATATTGCTGTTGTGGCAGACCAATCTTTGCCATATTCTCGGCAATAGCTAAGTTCTGATGAAACTCTTTGGGTATTTCGTAGGTAGGTCTTATGTTTTGCTTGGCAAGTTTATTCCCTTTTGCGCCTTGGAAAATGCCTTGAATGCCTTTCACAACTGACGGTATCGCTGCTATACCTGCTGATATTAATTGCGGTGGAATCATAATGCTATTCTTTTAAAACAAATGTAACGATATTTACAACTTATTTTTTACCTATTGATTGTAACGCTCTGCCACGTTCATCTTCAATCTCTTTTTGTAACTCTACACACCTTACTACAAACAGTAGAAACGGTATCGGGAAACGTGCTATTCTCTCATACAACTCAAAAAGTGGTGTCCGTGAGTCGTATAACCTGATACAAGCATCTAAAGTATTCATGTTTATCTTACTTATTGCTTTGTTCTTTTTACACAAATCTGCTATGTACTGCCTGTGGTGGTTCACTTTTTACCCTCTTACACCTATAAAACTCTTTTGTGAATTAACTGCAACTGAAAATAACCTCAACTTCGTAGACTCCGTAGTAATAATCTCTACTAATATCCAATTGCCCTTTAATACATCACCGTTCACTATTCCACCGACACTATTTATATCTCGCATAAATGAAGCTGAATACACGCCCTCTACGCTATTGATTGTTACTGTTGTGACTCCGTCATCCAATGTAGATTTTGTGAAGTCCTCGGCTATTAAATCGCTTACCTGACCTAAACTTGTTTCTACTCCTTCCTCTGTGGTTATCATTAGCATATTACTCTGTATCGACATACTCTCAAACGTGCTTACAAAAGTGACGTTCTGATTGAAAGGCATATTGATAATCGTATTATACTGCACTCCGTAGAAATTATTACGACTAGCTGAATTATTTTCGTGTAAGTATAACTGTCCCTCTTTAAACGTATAAAGGTTGATAAACAGTCCAAATCCGCAGTCAGGGTTGTAGGTATAGAATGAACTCCACTTATTGTTTTTCTCGCTATAAACGATATTGTTACGCTGTTTAGCAGTAGTAACCGTTGCGGTGTTTTTTATGTTGAAGATTGAAACTACGCAGTCCGCAGTAGAATAGAACCGTAGTCGTGGACTTGACCCTGCACAAAGTAAAGTTTCCTGAAAGAATCCTGTGGTTATGCGTTGCGTTCCTGCCGTTGTACCCATAAATGCCTGTAAGTATAATACCCCTGCACTTCCTGTGATACTTGTTATCGAATACGTTATCTCGTAGGTCTGTCCTGCTTCAATCGTATAACCGTTTAAGTAGATACTCCCTGCATTACACGCTTCGTGAGTGGCAATATTATCAGCAAAAGACCAACCTGTTGTAACAGACTGTGCTACTAAATCAATATCTATTGGCGTATTTTCAAGCGTGGTGAAACTCATACCCAAAGATAGTTACATTTTAAAATACTTTTTATAGTAGGTGTAGTTCAGTTTATTGACGTTCTGCATCAGAAAAACAATGTACGGGTTGTATAGTCTTTCAAGTTCAAAGTGATTAATCGGTGTTAATCTCTCCTTTGCGTAATCCGTAGATTTCTCTTTATGGTTTTCAAAGTTATTAGGGTTGTCTATATCTCCGCTTTGTTTATGTCCTGCAATCTCTTGTGGGTCTGACCAATTAAAACAGTAACTTGGAACGTAGTTTTTGTTATGTTCATCTAACTCTCCCTCATCTCTTAACTTAGAATACCAACTTAATCCCTCATATCCTGTTAGGTCTGTTCTGAATCCTATTTCTCTTATCCTATCCATTTTAACAATAACACTTGCTTCCATTGTGTTACGTGATAACTCTATTCCGTTGGCACTTGCAAATAATGAGTATTCAGGTTTCCACGCATCTTTGCCTGTTTCTTGAATCTCTTTGACTGCTTGTTCAATATGCCACTTGAAATACAAATCGTCATCGTCTCCGAGCATGAAATAATCCCCTGTGGCGTGAGTTATAGCATCTGTAAGTATTTCCCCTCTGTTCTTATAATCTTCGTTTGTAGCGTAGTATTTGGCGTTATTCACTACAATTATAGAGTCATCCTTGAATCCTAACTCAATCGGGTGTTCGGTATCGGTATTAAAGATGATTAGTTCCTTATTTTGGTAGGACTGTGCCTGATACATGGCTACTATTCTACGTACGCAGTAGAATCTTCTATACGTAGTACAAACGAAGCTGACTTTCATCTAAATAAATTTATTTGTTTCATTACCCCAAGAATACCAACCATTTGAATTTTGACGAGCAAATAATTCTAATTTAATTGCATCAGGGTATAGTTCTTCAATTCTTGACCTTGCATCATTTGGTTTTCTACTATGCTCTTTGCGTTCTGCTTCAATCAACTGCCTTACATTGTTTGATTTCTTAAAATCTTTCATACTTCCTTTTATGCCAAGCAAACATATTTCAGTTGATTTTAGAGTATGTGGTGCAAAATTTAAAACTGTTTTACCTGTACTTGTTTTTTTAAGCCAAACAAAAGCAATAGTTTTATACTTAAATCCCCATGATTCCATTACTTCAATACCATCTTTTAAGTGACTATCAGTAACCCACATAAAACAAGCACAATTTTTATCAGTAATTTCTTTTACAGGTAGTTCTTTTATTTGGTCAATAGTCATTGTAGCATAAATACGTTCAATAGTCCTAAATCTATTTTCTCGTTTATCACTACCTTTTTTTTTATCTCCGTATAACTCCTTACTTCCATATTGCCAAGCAGGGTCAGCATAAATAACATTGTATTTTCTACCCTTGCAAAACATTAATAAATTATCCGAATCTTCCATTTTACCTAAATAATAATACTTGGCTATCCATAAAATACAATACTCTGAATCCGTTTTTAATCAGATAAGGTATGCTTAACTTTCCTTTACCGTTCCACTCATCATCAAAAACATCGTCAATAAGCACAAAACAGTTATCATTTAACTTATTCCAAACTGCCTTTAGTTCGTTCAACTGATGTTCGTGGCATTTACGTACATTTTCTTCATCACCACAGTAATCAAAGCTATCTAAGAACAGAAAGTCTATTGGTCTGTGAAAGTTTTTAAGAAACTCGATGCTATCTTGCTTTTTGTAGGTTACGTATTGACTTTCAGGAACGACTTCTTTGGCTTTAGATAAATGATTGTCGTCTATATCCACTACGTACACACTTGAATTGGTTAGTTTAGCATACCACTCCCAATTTAATGTACTCCAACCATCACCGAATCTGCTTTCCTCTGTTGTGTTTCGGATGCAACCCGTTTCAACAATGACTATTGGTCGGCTATACGTGGCTAATAATAGGTTTAATACGTTAGTAAAGGACTTATGACGACCTGTTATCGGTCTATCAGAACTGATTTCTTGCCAACTTCCTGAATCCATTGATAGTATTTTTTTGATGCTGTTTCCGCTTTGATATGTAAAGGTACATTATATGGTAGACAATTCATATAGTCGCACTTATAAAATAATTCACTTTTATTATCAACTACTCCTGCGTTGTGAAAAATGTTGTACTGATTATACACTTCCTCACTACTTGTACCCCAACTGAAATCAAAATTTTCATGTACCACGGTTTCATATCCACGTTTCCAACCGTTCCATAATACCGAAAACATATCGCTACACCAAATTTGCAATTCGTGATAATCGGGCTTTTCTTTTTTGATTTCGTTGTTTAAGTCCGTAATTTCTTTGAACAATCGCTCTGAATCTCTTTCACATTCAGCCCAATAATCAGCATCTATTCCTTTCATTAGATACTGCGCCCCGATACAGTTTAATTCATTCGATATAACGAGTTCTTTGTCTATTCCGACAATATCACACATCGCATCCAATATCTGCTCTCCTTTGCCTCGTATGTACTCCGCAGAGATATAGAATCGTGTGTTTGAACCGTACCACTTATTATCAGTCAGCATTTCTTCCGTAATCCAACTTGTAGGTGGCTTAGTAAATATTATATCGCAGTCGTGATAGAAAATAACCTCGTCTTTTAATTCAGGGAATCTCTGCCAATGTTGCTTTAAGATATTTGGTCTTATTGAGGAAATGTAGTGTCGTGTTTCTCTCGTATCGTTGTAGAACAAGAATCGTGCAGGGTAGTGATTAGCTAACTTACTCCACGTATTAGGAATTACACCGTTCTCTTTATAGCATACAATGTCTATTTGATTAGGGTTAATACCCATAGCCATGAAATTTTGTAGCATTACTTCCGTTTGCCAAACATAGTAAGCAGTACAAGGTTGTGCAGAAACAAATCTCATATTACATGAACGATGTCGTTGTTGTACTTGTGGTTGTCGGTGTTGAAGCACAAACTACAATATTGGTTACATTTCCATTCACATCCACGTTTCCTACATATCTGATTGCTAAATCATCAGCCGTACTGAAACTTACAAAGTCACCGTCATTTGGAACTCCTGTCCACTCTCCAACTAATATTGAAGTGTTGAAGAATTGTGTTACTGTCATAGGGTCGTTAGACGCTGCGTAAACAGTTATCGGTTGTCCGTAAAGCGGAGTCATAACAGCACACGCATCAGGTCTACTTGCAGGGTCACTTCCATACAGTCTGTACTCTCTCGGTGCAGCAGTAGTGGTAGTTGTTGTTGTCGTAGTCGTTGTGGTCGGCTCTGGCTCGGTTGTCGTAGTCGTAGTCGGTGCTGCGGTTGTGGTCGTAGTTGTAGGTGCAATTGTTGTTGTAGTCGTAGGCGCAACCGTTGTAGTGGTTGTGGTTGTTGGTGCAATCGTAGTCGTTGTAGTCGGTGCGATTGTGGTTGTAGTTGTTGTACTTGTAGTAGTGGTTGTAGTTGTGGTAGCAACCGCAGTAGTCACAGTATAAGTATCAGATACGCAACCAACAGTTAATGTAGTCGATACAGCAGTACTTGGACTTGCAGATGCAGTAACCCTTACCTCTACATAATCATTATTTACAACTGTTCCTGCAACACTTGTCCAACTGCCTGTTCCGTTCACACGATATTCACCACCGCCTCCTGAAATACTAATTGCAGTCGGAATGTCAATGTCGATAATCAATACTTGATTGGAAGTATAAACCTCTCCCCATTGTGCATCAGTAACGTCTAAGAAGTTAATTACGTTAGGGCAGTCATCCCCTGCAACAATAGTTAAACAAACTCTTTTTGTCGTTAAAACACCACCACTCGGAGTAAAGCTAAACGTGAAGTTGTCTGTGCCTGTTTCCCCTGTATTTGGAGTGTAGGTCGCAATCCCTGTTCCTGTATTGTACGTAGCAACCCCCTTTGTTCCTTGCGCCGTTAAGCTAATATCAGCAGGCGGAATAACATACGTATCGTCTAACTGCCAATTCAATTCATTGAACGGAGTATCAAACAGTATATCACCCTCTGTTTCGGTAGTTAATAGATACTCGTTGTAGAAAATATCGTAGTAGCCGATAATCTTTTTCCCTGCCTCATAAGCCTCTTGAAGCACTCTCTTGAAGTATTTGCTGTTCTTGCCTGAAATCGTGTCTACACCGTCTAATCCTGCCCGTATAGGCTCACTTCTGAAAGGGTCAACAAAGTAAATGTTGTTATTCCACTCTGCATAGCTTTCTTTGGCGTTACCCATTCCGATATTCTTACCGTTGTACCGTACACTATTGAATATTTGAGTGCTTAACGCATATTGTTCTGCCGAAGATTGGTCTTCCACGATTGTTTGGAATACAGGAACATAACCTACCTTTAACTCCTGCAACACCACTAAGACGTTGTTTCTTTGGCGTATCTTTCTAATCCAACCGTAATTGGATGAAGTTTCTCCGTCACCATCACCATAAATACTTTCAGGATAAAATCGTGTCAATCCATTTACCAATGAATCACGTTGGAATACCTCTGAATATCTGATACTCGCTTTACGTTCTATTCTCCCTCTCTCATCGTTGTACGTTCTTGGCTTTCCATAAGAAGCATAAGCACTTGCATAGAAGTCGCTAAAGTTAAAGTCCTCAACAACTAAGCTATCCAACTGATTCAGGTCAACACCGTTTGCCATTTCACGGCTTTTCATGTACACATCACCTGCACGAATATCTCCCGAAGTAACGGTATGTACTCCGTTAGTTATTGGATAGGAAATGCCTACCTCATACATTAACTGTTCGGTGTACTCTGTTGTGCCACTAACTGTTTCTGTTCTCTGTTTAGGCGTGTAAATCTCTAATAATACGTTATTGTTCTCTAATGTAGCCTGTGATACACCTGACGGAATATTGACCTTTAGAATGTAGTCGATTATTGTCGGGTCTACCGTGTCAATAACAATCTCAAAATCCACAACCTCCACATCAATCTTATCCAACCATACTTTCGGTGAAGTGTTATCCGCTAATATGTAATACACAAACGTACACCTATCTCCTGCTGAATATTCATAACTCAACACGCTTGACGGATAGGCTTCGTTGAATTTCTTTAACGGATTGATGTTAAACGCAAAATAAGTTGAAGTGGTAAGTGCTGCGTCTAAAGTCCCCTGAACCCACAATGTCGTTTGATGCGTGTTGTTTAACGATAATCCCCAACCGTAATACGCTGCGTCAGCAGGTGGGTCGTGGTATATCTCCCAATGAATCATGGATGCTAAACCCTGTATTTGAGAATACGAAGGAGTTTTTACCACATAGTTTTCATCAGTACAAATAGGGAAGTATCTACCCCACTTATCCTTATACCACAAAAATGTCTGATAGCTTGAATTGGATTTTAATGCTGACCTTGATATTGATGCACCTGTTCCTGCCAAAGCTAAGTCAACATTGACTAATAATGCTTTCTCTGTTCCACCGTCAGGGGTTTCGCTACTTCTTCTTGTAGTGAACTGTAAAACCCAATAGAGTGAATCGAATAAATACACCGTGGTAGGATAAGGCATTGTCGCAGCGAAAGCACGTACCGCAGCCTCCGTATCTCCGTCTTGTCCTGCCGTAACAGTATAAGTCATTGTTTCGTAAACAACATCGGCTAAATTGGAGGTTACTATCGTGAACTCATCACCTGTCTGTGCTGTCCCTGCATAGTAAATTCTTACCTTACGATACGATGTACCGCTTACTCTTTCTTGTTGCCAATTCTCTACTCGTAATGCTACCGTAGGGTCAGGTGGAACAACGGCTATGTCAGGGTTGTAATTCACTACCTGAACTAACACATCTGTTTCAGGTCTGTCATACCCCTCTGTAATTCCGCCTAATGCTAACTGATTGCCATTAATATTCTCTAAAGTTTCACACTTTAAAGGAACGTGGTCGTAATCTAAGTCGGTTTCTAAGGGGTCGACATTGCTATATAGTCCGTCATTATAGAAACAGAAATAGTACGTATTCGTAGTCGGGTCATACGCCTCTCTAATCTCTGCATCTAAATCTATTGCAGTATCAGTAATTGTTAATATGTAATCCCTGTCAACGGTTAGTATATCAAAGAAGTCAAGTGTTCCGATTCGTGCTACTGCCTTTATTGTTTGCACTCGGTCTGTGCCTATATCCAATCCTACTATCAATGTATTGTTTGATGTTACGCTTGTTCCAACGGAAGGAGTAGATTCGTTTGTCGGAACTTCTCGCTTACTCATTATAGAATATACGCTGTACTCATTGTCTAAGTAGACGTACTGATACATGAATTGGAATAGGCTACCTTTTAATAGGTTTACAGACCTTGTATCGTCACTTCCGAACTCTACCGTAGGCACAATCATTGGTTGCGCTTTGATAATTAAAAAGTCATTTTCGGTAAGTACATCGTAACCACCTGCCTCTAATCGTGTTAGATTAGTCATACAAGGCTGATAGTTTCCGTCAGTCCACGCTAATAGGTAGTCGTTGATTAACTTTATATCGTTGACGTAGTATTCAGGTGTTAAAGGAAGTATGTTTTCGTTATCAGAGTCAGTCAAATTCTCGAATACATTGGTTTGAGTATTCGCATCGTAATCTAACTTAGCGATAACGTGATAGAGTTGCGAGTTGAAAATAAAAGAATAGGCGGTACGAGTGATTTCAAAACCTGCTGCCCCGATTGCTTTGTTTATTCCTGTCGGGAGTGTGTTTGCTATTAATGAATTGCTTTCAGGGTTGGTTGCAAGACCTTCTTCGCCATCCTCTGTGCCATTTACCCTTAAATTATACGAATCTACAAAATCTGACTGCCCGACAAACTCAATGGCATCGTCAAGATTAAGACCTCCGTTATTAAATATTTTAATGTTTTCAGGCATATTGGTCAGGCTTTTCCAACAAGTTTTGTTCCAATTCTGGCGGCGTCAGCAAGCTCATTAAGCACAAACTGATTAATGCGCATAGCTGCTAATCTTCTCTCTCTGTAATACTCTATCTTAAACATTCTCACATCACCCTGACTGAATTTCTTACGTAAATCAATTGCATTTTTCCACCTTAAAAAAGCCATAAATGCTTGTTCTGCCTTAGAATCAATTTCGTAGTCATCTGCGTTTTCGTCATATCCGTCACTCATATACTCCAATACTAATTGACTGTAATGGTTGTGAATATCTAAGATGATTAGTCCGTTGCTTTCATCTACCTTATACGAGCCTACTTTTGGTGTTCCGCTATCTGCACCAAACAGATTATAAGACGTTCCGTTATAATAGTAATTGTAGTAGTAATTCGGATAGGTGTCTTGGTCAAAGAACGGTGTTAATGTATTCAATACAGGCGCACCCTCTTTCCGTAGACTTTGAGTAGTGTAAATACTGTTCCACGTAGATAGTTGGTCGTTACGTTTATAAGTAACCACTTCACCCTTATCGTTCAATACTCCGATTTTAGAGTAGGATATATAGTCTTGTGGCAGATTAACTGTTTTGTTCGCATTTACGTCTAATACAACGGTCTTTATGTTCCCTGTTATGTCAAGGTTAAACTCCCTGCATCCCTGCACTCCGATATTGTATAAACGCCTGAATCCATGAACAGACTCATCGGCACTATTCAGGAATTGCGATACTAATTTTTTTAATGCTATCTTCATTGTACTGTCGGTAAATCTCGTGCATCATTCATTACATCTTGCGGAACATTGCCTAACTGCCTTAATTTAGTCGTTACCCTGTCAATAATTGACGTTTCCACATTCTTAGGTACGTTCAACTCTCCGTCTAATAAACTTCCTGTGGTTGAAATAGCCCCGACCATAGAAATATTGACTGCGGTAAACATATACTGATTGATGTTGTCGTAGTATATCCTGTTATTCTCTCTGTACGCTAAGATTGCGCCCCTTACAGGGTCTAATAAGTCCTGCATGAACTTATCCTTGTTCTGCATTGGAATAATCTGTCTACGCCTCCCTATAATGCCTAATGGAGTAATTGACGCTATCTCTTGTCCTTTAGGTAATGAGATTGGTGTGCTTGGCATGATTGAGTACTTCTGATTTAGCGTACTGTCATACAATACGGCAACATTTGTGAACGTAGAAATAAAGGCATCATTAGCGAAAGTTGTTTCCCCTGCATTACTATTCTCAAAAGCATCCTTTCTCGCTTCAAAAGCTACTTCCTGTGCAACTAATTCTGCAATGTAACGTAATGAGAAATTTGCATCATCACTTGGTACGCCTTTGTAGTACAATGTACGTATCTGTTCACTTATCTTTTTATAGGTCGTTGCCATTATCTTTCCTCCTTCGCTTGTACTTGACTAAATTGTTGTAGCATAGTATCACGGTTGTTCATAGCCAAATCTTGCAGGACATAATAAACTAACTCGTCAACTTCGTCATCGCTAAATTGTGTTTGAACCGAAGTAACTGAATTATAAACAGGTCTACTACCACTTACTTGTGATACGGTTATTGTAAATCCACTTCCTGTTCCACCGATATTTACTGCACTTGCAGATAATACATCGCCTACAACATACCCATTCCCTGCGGTTGTCACCGTTACACTCGTTACGTTACCTCCTGAAACGACAATAGTTGCTTTTGCCCCTGTTCCTGTCCCACCTGTAAGTGTTACTCCTGTATATGTTCCTGTGGTATATAATGTTCCGTTTACAAGCGTATTTAAAGCCGTGATTCCATTTAAAGTATAGCCATAGACACTTGTTCTCGGCTTCTTTAAATAAACCAACGTAGCGGTTGCTAATGTGATTGGATAGAACTGTAAGAATGTTGAATACTGTGTGTATATCGGAAACTCTAAACTCGGTGCTTCGATAACACTTGATAAATGATTCGCTAATCTGTCTTTCTCTACACGCATTATTTCGTATTGGATTCCGCTTATCGTGTGTGTAAGGCTATCTACGTGAAATAAATCTGTCGGAAATGTATATTGTCCTGCTGTTGCACCGCTTGTTGGAATACCTGTAATTGCCGTAGCGTCACTCATAAATGGAGATAACGCATCTGAAATTCGTTGGCTCTTATAGTAGTCGTTGTAAAGTCGGTTGAATAGTTTTACTTCGGCTCTTGGAAACAATAAGTTGAAATCAACAGGGCTGAATACTCCATTAAATCCGCTTTTAGTAGCCTTATACTTAATTAAATTGAAGATTTCAGATATTGTTGCCATTCCAAATTACTTTAAACAAATATAATGCTATTTATAAAGGGTTTTTTAACACAAAAAGCCGTCACCCGAAGATGAACGGCTTTCCGACCTTAACACATTATGGAAGAGTTTAAGATAAAACCTTCTTTAGTTGTGTATATAACAATGACGCTTCTTGGTCATTAGCCATTACTAAGGTCGCTACCTGTTCGGCAATATCGCTATCCTTGTTTACAGAGAATAATGCCCTGCCTGTTTCTACCATTGTCAATGTACCTGTATGCCCTGAAATGATATTCATGTTCAACGCTTTGGTAATTACGTACTTGATATTGGTTTTAGGGCTTACAAAGTTTGCTAAGAACGCATCAGGAAGTTGTCTTGCTTTTAAGATAACCTCTTTCTTGATGAAATCACCTCTCTTTTCAGGCTTGTCTACGTTAATACCAAATAACAATGCAATCGGTAACAACTCGTTAATACTTGCGTTACGTGCTGCGGATTCCGCTTCAAATGCTTTGTCGTTAATCTCCGTAGCTTTAACTAAGGTTTCACCCTCTTTTATTAACCTGAATTTGTGGTTAGTTGGGAATAGTGGAGTTTTTTGGTCTTCGCATAAGTCCTGAATCAACAACGCCTGAATCTTGGCTTTCTCTGTTCCACGAACAAATAAGTTACCTTCCTCAAAGATAATGTCGTTACGTTGGTCACGAATCTGTGCATCCGTAGGTTCAGGATTTAACTGCTCGTCAACCCAAATAGAGGGATAACCGTACAAATATCTCCATCTACGCATTTCTCCATCATGTAATGCCACTCCCTCGTTAGGGCATAGGTAGTATGGAGGATAAAGACTGTCTACCCTGCTTCCTGTCTTGCTGTCGATAGGCTTTAGCTTCTCATACGTTTGTGTGAGTTGGAAATGATAAACCTTTTGAGGGTCAATCTTAAATCCACTTGATTTTACTTGCGGTGCTTCTAATACCATAGTTTCTGAATCTTGTTCCGTTTCTTCTCTTTTTCTGCCGAAGTTCGGATTACCTTTTCTTTTTACTTCTTCCATAATGATTTGTTTGTTTATAATAAAAACCCTCTGCCACCATAAAGATAGCAAAGGGTTTTCGGTTTAGTTTTGACTTATTGTCCTTTCATAATCATGTACTGACTTGCTCCATACACCTTACTTCCGAAGTAACCGATAGTAGTGTAAACACTTTCTGCGGTTGTTGAAGTCGGAGTTGAAGCGAACAATCCTGTATTTGCAGTATGCCACTTCATTCCACCACCTGCGGGATTCTGATAAGTAACACAGAAACGTGGTACAGTAACAGTCTGACCGTTAGCATCCATAGCTGATGTTTTCCCAACAGGAATCATTAGCATGAAGTTGTTGCGTAGTCCGTTACCTGATGAACCGTACATCTGTGACTCGTCAAACAGTTGGTAGTTGGTCAGGTTGTACTTACGACCATAAACGCTTACTGATTGGAAGTTCAGGCTTAAATCAATTCCGTTGCGGTTTACACCGTTTTCGTAGATGATAGCACCGTTGTTCACAGTATTGAAGAAAGCGTTCTGCATATTGATATACGAAGTCTTATCAGCAAGAATATCATACTCCTTTGGTGCGCCTACTGCTGACAAAGCACGTTCTTGCGCTGCCAATGTAGTCTGAATACCCCAATTAGTAAATGTTCCGTTGATACCGTTTGCTTCAACCTGCTTAATAACACCGTTTGAACCTGACTCGCTGTAACCTAAGTTATCAGTTTGAGTAGACTCCATAATCAGGTACTCTCTCTCCAAAAGTAAAGACATATCATCGTCACGCTTCTGCTTGTAAGTGAAGTAGTGCTGACCATCAATAGCAAACTCGATTCTTTCTGCCAATGCAAGGTCAGTTAATGTACTGTCCTTTCTTAACTCGGTGTTGTAGTTTGAGTAACGGTCAATATTACGGATGATAGTTTCTGTTTTAGTAGAACCCTCGCCTAAGTACTTCTGTCCTCTGTTTAACAATTGGTCGCCCGCAAGTACAGATACGTTGTCTGCTGAATTTACAGGAGTTAATACAAATGTGTGAGCATAAGGAGTAGCCTTATTAGGCGCACTTACTCTACCCTCAACGCCTGTACGTGAGTTGTAAAATATAAGTCCTGCGGTTGGTAAAGACTCTGTTCCTGAAAGTGAGTAACTTCCTGTTCCAACAGTAATTGTAGCTGCTGCACCTGCCGAAACCGATACTGCACCTGCTGCTGATACAAAGCCCATGTAACGACCATGTGACTCATACCATCTTACTTCTTTGTTGTCTGACTTCTCAATGTTACCTGCCAACTCGTTGACCATAACATAAGGTACATAATTGTATTTCTCAATGAACTTGCTCATTGCGATTACGTTCACAATATTAAGCCCTGATGTCAAGAGTCCTGCTCTCGATACGGAGGCTTCTGCATATTGGGCTGGCGTGGTATTTGGTTGTGTAATTGCCATTAGTTTTTTAGTTTAAAATTTAGATATTTTTGTTAATAACCCCATACAGCCGTTGCAGGGTCTACTTTCTGAATATCAGGAGAAACACCGTTACGTGAAAGGTCGATATTCTTAATATTAGAAACGACTTCTTTCGTTGTGGCATTTTTGGTTTTTGTGGCAATAGAACTCGTAATCTTATCCAAGTTTTTGAACCAATAGACATCCTTCGCTATGTTCTTAACATTGGCATTACCTTCTTTGTCAAACCATCCTCTTTCAGTTAGATAAGTAACGGCATCAAATGACTTCATTTCGTTTGTAAGTTCTGCTCTCTCACTATCAGGTATTGCGTATTTGACTTCCTCGCCATTTACTTTTAATGATAGTTCGGTTAGTTCAGGCATTACAGACTCCACATTGTCCTCCCATTGCTTTGTAATCTCGGCAATCTGTTCGGGTGTAAGTTCATTCTGTGCAGGTACTTGACCTTCTATTTTTGGTAACTGTATGTTCTTTTTTTGTTCCTCTAAGGAAATCCTGAAATCCCTTGCATCTCTTGCAAGTAAAATCTCTCTTTCCTCAATCTTATTATTGTACTCTAACGCTTTCTCGTATTCTTCGGGATAAACGTCAGCATCAATCTCACTTAGGTCTTTCTTCTTACCGAAAGTGCCGTACTTTGACTTTAACTCCAACTCAATATCTTTGTCTGTCCATTTAGGGTTTGATTTTGCCAATCCCTCTTTTACCACATCGTAGTCAGACAATACATTGTAGTCCTTTCTTTTCTCTGATAGAAAGTTATAAAGACTTTCCTCATCCCCTTTTTGAAACGCTTCAAACAATGCCTTTGCATCGTCACTCTCAAATTCAGGGTACTTCTCAATTATCTTCTCAACAACCCTTTCAGTAACCTCAACTTTCGGTTCTTCTGTTTGCGATTCTACTTGTGTTTCTACTTCTGCTACAACCTCTGTCGGTGTTTCGGCAATAGGTTCGGCAGTTTCAATCGGTGTTTCTACAACTTGTGTAGGCTCTTGTACCATCGTATCTGAAACCTCGTCAGACCACACATGGTTATTATCATTAATATTTTCTTCCATATACACAAAGGTATAGTGTTGTTTTTAATGTTTTTTTATCTCTATTGTGGCATCATTTCTTCCTGTGGTATCATGCCTTGTTCTTCCATAGCCATCTGCTCCTGCATCATCTGTTCCTGTTGCATGGCTTCTTGTTCTTCTTGCATGGCTACGTTTTGCATCTGTTGGTCTAATAAAGCCCCTGATAAAGCGTTTGTTTGATTAATACCCTCCAATGCCCATGCAGGGATTTGCTCTATACTACCGCCCTCTTTATTCAGTATAGACTTAATTACTTCTACTTTGGCTATTTGAGTGAACTTAATAGACTCACTTGATTTCAATGCCTCTATCTCGTCTAATCGTGCTTGTGCTTGTAGTTGCGATTTAAGCTGTTCCAATTTCATCTCACCGTTGGATTTTGCTTCCGCAGCAGCGACAGCAGCTTTAGTATTTTCTTGTGAATTAACCAACGCTTCCTCCATCTTTGCCTTCCTGCGTTTCTTTTCTCTCGATGCTAAAAGGTAACTTGCATACTTAATGTTGGACTTGGCAATTAATCTTACGTCTATTGCATCTTGTAACGTGATAGTATCATTTGCTAAACATACCTGAATGTTCTGCTCCAACATCTGTGCTTCCTTATCGTCAATAACCGCTTCAATCTTTACATCGAACTGTGCTTTCTCAAAGTCGTCTGTTGCCTCTACTCGGATATATTCAACTCTGTCGCTTCCTAATGCTTGTCTGTAACCATCGTAGTACGTGATACCGTCTTTCTTTCCGTAAACTAATATATCCCACAATCTCATCTGAACAATCTTAGCCGTTCTCTTAAACATATTCAGGTAGGCGTTGTAGATGTAGTTGGATGCACTCTCACCAATTTGTCTTGCGTCTTGTAGGACTTGTTTACCTACCGCTTGATTGCTTAACTCACCCTCTGCTAAGTTGTTTGTACCTACAATTCGCATCAACTTGTCGTACTCTGCGTTCCAAACTCCCATTAACTGATTTAGTTTATCGCTAAACGGTACATTCTTTGGTTGGATTGGTGCTTGTCTTTGTCCCTCTCCGTCATCTTCTTTCCTTTTATAATACTGAATACCTGTTTGCTTGTAGATTCTGTAAATATCAAACGGAGATAGGTTTTTAAGGTCTTGCCCTAATGTAATGTCGGACATTGTGGAAATATCAACCTCAAATCCATCGGGGGCTGCTGCTGCGATTATCTTTTGTTGCTGTAAAGCCACCAATTGCATAATCTTAATACTCGGTATCATGGTTTCAATCATCGGCTTGTTCACCATGTTATGATTGTTATACATATACACCACGTATGGCAACTTAATCTCGGTCAGGTTTTCTTGTGGCTTAATCATGTTCTTAGCTAAACCCCACTCTAACACATAAGAAGTATCTACAATGTACCTACCGAAATACTCTACGTAATACGGTTTGCTTTTCTTGTACTTAACTCCTTCTTCTTCTTGTGAAAACCACTCTACCTTAGTTAGTTTCTCTGTTCCGAACCTGTCTTCCCAAACCTTATACTTTAGTCCGTACAAGGTCTTTAATGAACACTCAACAACCGTAACAGTAAACGAGTCGTAAGGTCTTGCTAAAGCAAACTCCCACATCGGATTCCAGTCCCAACTCCATTCATTCGCATTGCCGTTCACCCCTTTTTGGCTACGTGCCAACTCAAATAGCTTTTGCTCTGATATTTTATTAGGGTATTGTAGTCTAATATCCATAATACTCATTTGAGTACACCTACCCATATATTGAGCATCTTCTAAATCGTCACGATTCGCATAGCCACTAATAATGTTTTCAGGTTTTTCAAATGGAGTCTTAATGCGACCATTCGGGTCTATGTACGGACATATCATGGATATACCGCAATTAATTAAGTCTGTAAGGATTCGGTCTTTAATTACGTCAGACCAACTGTTATCGTAGAAAACAAGGTCAATGCCTTGTTCCATAATCACTTCTTCTCTTTCTTTGTAGTTGAATCCAAACTCAATGTCGATTTCTGCTTCGCTTTCAGGGTCATCCTCATTAAATTCTTCTAACTGTACTCCTGACTCTTGTTGGAGTTGCATGATTTGCTCTTTATTCTTTAACTTGAACAAGGCATCTGCTTTGGCTTTTTCTTTCTTGCTTTGTGAGAGTGGGTCTACTGCATTACATTGTATCTTTTCAATTCGTTGCAGGTATCTGTCCTTTAATCGGTTGATGAAAGGTATTGCTATCGGTAGTGGGTCGTATGCTAAATTAACAACAGACATTTCACCATCTAAGTCCAATATATCCTTGAACTCGGTCATATCCTGCATCCCGAAAGCATAGGAACGGTTGTATTCAAACCTGCGCTTCCTATCTCCTGCACTTTCAGCCGAACCTACTCTCCATCTTTCGTATATCGAGGTTAAAAACCTTAATCCGTATGCTTCACTATTTTTATCTGTATCTGATGCAAGAGGATTTGGTAATGTAGAAGATACTGCCATAGTTCTTTATTTGTTCATACAAAGTTATAGTAATAAATACTACTTTTTTTAACTATATTTGCTTTGTAATAAATAGATGCCGACACATCTAATGTAAAATATTTTACCCATTTAGGGGGAGGCTGTCGGGCTGAACCCAAAATGGGTTTTTTATTTTAATATGGTAAAATTATGTAAGGAATGTGGTGAATTAAAACCACACGAATTATTCTATAAAAATCGTACAATGAGTGACGGTCTAACCTATGACTGTAAATCATGTAGATTAATAACAAAGAGAAAAAAGATAGCTGAAAACACAAAAGAAGTAATAGATATTGACGGAGAAATTTGGAAAGACGTAGTTGGTTTTGAAGGTTTTTGCATGGTAAGTAATATTGGCAGAGTAAAGTCATTAGATAGGTATTATGACTCAAAACGTGGTTGCACAAGAAAGGTTAGTTCCCACCTATATGGAATTAGAGTAGAAAAAGGATATGATAGGGTTGGTATATGTGATGAATTTGGGCAGAAATCTTATGCAGTACACAGATTAGTCGCAGAAGCGTTTATACCAAATCCTGATAATAAACCACACGTAAATCATATAAATTCAATTAGAAATGATAATAGGGTTGAAAATTTGGAGTGGGTTAATCATAGTGAAAACGTAACTCACGGTCTTGTATCGAAGTCATCTAAAACATCTATTTATTCGGGAGTTAGCTTCATCTCAAAGGAGAAAAAATGGAAAGCGTCTATAACTATCAATAAAAAACAGGTTTACTTAGGAATATTTGGTTCTGAAACTGATGCAGCGTTAGCATATAAACAGTCGTTTATTAAGAATGGATTGGTAAATAGATATGTTGTATTGATTTAACAGTTTTTCAATAGTAAGTTTTGGACTTTCTTACCTGCATGAAATTCATAATCTTTGGCTCGACAACCTTTTTTCTAAAGTCTGATTTCAAACCCATTAACGAATAACCCCATGCCATTGCTGCATCGTAGTCATTTCTATCATTGATATTAAAGCCTAACATATCCTTCAATAACCGCAAAAACTTAATCTTGTGCATATTATTTAACGCATACTCCACCATTTCTGTTAGGTGCTGTTCCCTTGCTTCTTTATCTTGTGGGGCGCAACCGTACACTTCTGAATTGTTTGCACGTTTGGTAGGAATTAAGTACCCGTGTAGCTTTGGTGCGGTTTCAGGACTTGCAAGACGATTGTTTTGGTGCATGGCGTGGTCTATCCAATCGGTAGGGGCACGTTCACCAAGCATTCTAACTCCGTAGTATTCTAATCCCCAATATACCTGATTGAAAAACTCTTGCTTGGTTTCAGGTCTGCCTAAGAACATAGCACATGGATAGTCTGAATTTTCAGGGTCTAAACTGTCGTACCTCTTATGAATAATACAACAAGCATCCGAACCCTTGTCTACTGTTTGTCGTGAGTTGGCAAAAGGGTCAAGCCCTGCGCTTCCAAAAGCTGTATTGTCGGGACATTTAATACTTCCTTGATAAACAGACTTGTTGTGGTTCTCAACAAATTCAAGTATGTACCACATTCCCGAATTGCTGTCCTCGAAGTAAACCTCTCCGTTATCTCTTTTCTTAAATCTGCCTCGTCTGCCATTCTCTGTTAGTCCTGTTCCCTCTAACGAAGTTTCAATACGTTCTATCTGGTTGGTTAAGTCCTCTAAATTAAAGTGGCATAGGTTGTTTACGCCTCTAAATACCTCTATCCACTCGAAAGGAAACTGTCTTATTTCCTCCGATAATAGTTCGGGGTCATTTGCTAATATGTTACGTTGTTCTTGCAGATAGTCCTTTGCACCTATTCGTGGATTAGGACACGCTTTCTTGCCTGTTGTTGGGTCACGAACTTCTTCTAAGTATGCTATTTGTTCGGGAGTTGGATTCTCAATGACAGAGTTCCCATACTTGTCAATATAACCGTAATATCCTCTATACCCCTCTAAGAAAAATCGTTTTAGACGTGACGGGGTTTGACCAATACTGCTTAGTTTTCCTTGCTGATTAGAGGATAGCCAAATCTTTTTAAAGTTGTCACCTCCTGCATCACCCTTGTTTACGCTACTAAATAGTGATACGTGACCAATTACTGATGCACCGACCACTAAAGTCTTGCTAATCTTTGAAAAACATAGCTGAACATCTGCCTCCTGCCATTTTGCTCCCTCGTCAATGGTTATTTTTCTTGCCCTACGACCATCGTATGCGTTCTCTGCCGTTGGCAACCAATTCACACGATTGTTCTTGCCCTTATCGTTTGATACTGTTCTGTTATTGGCAGATATTCTTGCTTTTGGTTTAGCGATATGAAACTCTGTTTCGGCTACCTTTGCTAATTCAGGAACAAGAAATTCGGGTAACTTCTCCAATCCGTTCTTAACCATCAAGTACATTTCCTTAGCATCCGTACCCGTCTTAGATACAATACCCTGTAAGGTATTTTCCTCTATTATTGCGATTAAAAGGCTTATAGATGCCGACATTGACGACAAACCAACCCTTCGACCTTTTATTCCACAGTCACCTAACGTGAAGTCGTCATCCTCACATAGCTTGTAGAATATAAAGTATTCAAGTGAAGTGTCTTTGTAGATAGGGTATATGCCCTCTTGGAGCATAAAATATTGATGGAAAAAATAACAATACTTATTGAAATAGGTCGGAACTCCGTTTATGAATACCCAATCTCCATTATGTAGCTTGTAAATTTCTTGAATGAACCACTCCATTTGACCACGTTGCGGTGCTTGATGCCAAAGAGTGCCTAATTTTGGGTCGGTATTCCAATCCCATTGTTCGTATGTAGTATCTCTGTACCAAACTTGGTCGTGTTTCGGTAAGTGGTGTCCTCTGATTTTATGGAACGGAGGTATTGGTGGTGTTTCGTATAAAACGTGCTGAACGTATGATTTGATAGTATTCCCTATCTTCCACTTTTTTTCTTGTGTGACAGGTGGCACGTATTCTATGCCTAATGCTAATGCCTCTGCTCTTGCTCTTTTCTCTCTTTTCTTAGGGTTACCTGCCATTCAATGTTCCCGATTCCTTTAGCTTCTTTGATACTTGTTCAAATATATTGGTGTCTGAAAAACCCTCCGTATGTTCTTCTTTCTCTTTTGATTTTGGCTTTGTCTTTTCTACCCTTGCTGATATGGTCTTACTCTTATTATCCTCACCCATCAAAGTTACGATTTTAACAAACATTTTATCGTCTGCCAATACCGCACCTGTTTCCCTTATTGCACCCAACTCCTTTGCTATCTGTTGCTTCATTAGTTGTAACTCATTCGTCAGGTCGTTTGAACCGAATAAAGCACCCTCTAAATACGTTACGTAGTCAGACTGCTCTTGTGTTAAACTGTCAAGGTTTGGTCTTTTCATACTTGCTCAAATTTAGCTGCGATTTCGTTATGAAACAACTTGATGTAATCTCTACCATTGTAATTCAGGTAGTATTGGTGGTCGTCATCCGTACATACTATATCTCCAACACTTATCTCCTTGTACTTTCTATTCTTTGGAACGTGCAGTATTTTGATTTTTAATGTTTCCTTTTTCTTGTCTGCCGAAGTGAGGTATATTCCGCTATCGGTCTTGACTGCATCTGTGTAGACTTGTTCCCCTAAGTACATATCGTCTGCCATTTCGATTTCTTCCCCTACAATCTTAAAAAATACGTGGTAAGGAAATACTAAGGAATATTCTTGTTCGTCTATCTGAATGACTTCTTCGGCTTCCTTTGCCATGTAATGAAAGAATAACCTATCACCTTTTTTATATCCTAAGTTTGGTTGGTCAAAGCATACTGTTCCGATTTGTGGATGCACCTCTTTCATGTTGAAGTTTGTCATCCACTTAGTTGTTTCACCGCCATAATCTCCGTGTTCGGTGTGTTCCCACATATCGGGGCGTATTAATTCAACACCACCTACTTCAATGATTTTGTTGTGCCTATCGTCAAACTGTACTATGAGTCTATTGCTATACATCGAGTAATCTATCTATTCTTAATTGGTTTATCTTGCTTAGTAAACGGTTATTCAAAATCCAATCCCACGCTTCATTATTCATTATTTCAAGTGAGTTAAACTCATCTTCATACGCTTTAAACGTATCTTTTACTCCTTCTGAAATATCAGCAACAAATCCATGCTTAAATTCGGGCAGAGTAGCGTTACCGAAGAACGCTGAACCTGCATACGTGGCTTCGAGTAATGAGATATTACTTTTACAGACATTAAACACATTGGTAATCAATGGGAAGAACGCAATATTCGCATTTAGTTCGTGATACTCTTTATAAAACTGCATTAAGGTTACAGGGTCGGTGTATTCGTGATTCTTGCCTGTTCTTTCCTCGATGTGCTTAAAACGACTACCCTGAAACCTGAAAGTCCAATCCTGATTGTCGTTAATCATATAAACTATGTCGTTGATATTTTGGTACATATCCGCTTCGTGAGATGCGCCACCCCTATAAGACATAATCTTTGTCTTGTGGTTAAACGGTTTCTTATTCTCTATCGGAAATACTGTATCATTGTGGCAATTTGGGATTATGTGAATGTTTTTGTTGTACGGCTTGTATATGTGCTTAATCGCAGGTGTTGTTACCCAAACTTCATCAGCTAAATGAATAGCCATTTTGATATTTGACTTCTGTTCTGCTAAGGTTATACTTGCGTTGTTGTGGAAAGGTACGTTCAATAGGTCATCGTCATAGTCTAAGATTACACGAATGTTCATATCCTTTGCTAACTTGATTAACTCGATATGAGGTTCGTGTGTCGGTCTTTGGAATATAAATGTATCAAAACCAATTAAACTGTTCCATCCGTATTCATTCTTTGAATTGTATAGGTTGGTTACGCTTATGTCAGGACTGTTTAGAAAGTTAAGTACACCGTTTGTCCTGTAAAATGCCGAAGCATTGGTTTCAAGCATACTTAAATAACACACTTTTTTCATTTATGTAGTTTTATTGAACGATTTTTATATAGTTGTTTCAAGTCCTTATATGCGTTATTTGTGAAACGATTATCCTCAAAGTTATCGACTTGATAAATTGTTATCTTTCGTAGTTTACGAGCCTTCTTACCATTCATGCTACTTAAATAAAATCCAATATGTTGTGAATAATTGTACGTAGTGTAATACTTGGTCAAACCCTACGCTAATAAAGAAGTTATGGCTATTCCCCGATGCCCAAAGTTTACTATTTAGTCTGCTTGTGTAGTAATCTGTTATCGTGTGAGCAACAAAAGTTATTAACAGGAATAAAGATATATTTTCAATAATCCCATGTACTGAAAACATAGAATACCAACTATATAGAGCACCAACGATAGCAAAAATATAAGTGTAAGTAAATGTATGACCCAATAAATCATCCCAATTCTTACTTTTGCCTTTAGCTTGTTTATCAGTTTGTAACACAAAGTCTGCAAACCAATGAATAATTAGTATTGCGAATATTTCTGTTAAATTCATATCATTTATTTTTATAAACCCAAACTAATTCATCCAAATACTTTCTATCCATATCAAATCCAAAGATTTCGTCTACGGCTTCAATAACTCCCTCGTGCGCCTCGCAATAGTCGTGACCTGATATTATGCCGTTCTTTTTAATTTTAGGCAACCACGCCCTTATATCGGAGTAAACCCGACTTTTTACATGGTCAGCATCCAAAAATAGAAAATCAATGCTTTCATCTTCAAACTGTTCTGCACTTAATCCACTATCGCCTTTAATAACATTTACTTTGTCGATTACCGATGCTAAGTTTCTTCTGAATACAACCTCGATGTTTTCATTTGTCTGTTCGTCATTAAACGTAAAGCTATCGACTGCATATACATTGAAACTCTTGTTTGCACGTAGCATTTCTACCATGAAGTAAGCAAGACTTTTGCCCTCATAGACACCTACTTCTACCACATTACTTCCGTTTGGTAAGGATTGAACAATGTCTTTGTAGAATCTTGGAAATGTAAACCACCCTGTTATTGGTTCGTAGAAGTGCTTTATTTCATCTAATGACTTTTTCAGGTATTGCTTACATAGCTTAATAGCCATAGTTGGTCGTACTAATCCAAATTGTGCCTGATACGGTATCATTCGGTATAAGTGTAATGCACAGTAGAAGTACGCTTTTCTGATAACCAACTCTCTGTCCTGTCCTAAAATCTTCGTGTAGAAGTCTATAATCATATCGAACTCTAACTCTGAATATTCGGGTGCGGTTTCTGAATCCCAAAACTCATACTTAGTCAAGTACGACTGCATCAGCTTTCCTAAGTCCTGTTCAACTACTCCTGCCTTATTGTCGTTGTCGAAGTCTATCATCTTAACAGAGAACTTATTAACCAATACATTTTCGTAGGTTAAATCTCCGTGATAGTTTTGATAAGAAATGGTCGGTGACAAATCGTGAATACGTACTGACGTTCTTAAAATAGTCAATATCTCATCTGTTTCATTACCTAATCCGATTTCATGTAGCTTATCTTTCTTTGAAAATATCTTTTCTGAAAGGTAATCGTGTAACCAATACGAAATAATCAAAGACTTATTCCCACTATCATACCACTTGCTTAGGCAATCAAACAACTCATTGAGTGCTAAAACTCTGTCCTGAATTGATAGTAAATGAAGTGGTTTGTAACCGCTTAACTTCTCCATTACGTAGCTATCCTCTTTAAACTCACCTATCTTTGGAACTAAGTAGTGTAGTTTAGAGTCTGATACGGCTTTCATAGATTCGTACTGTGCCTTGAATTTTACTTTCTGATACTCTGTGGCATCTTTCGGTAAATACTTCAACACAATGTCGTTATGATAGGATAGCTTCGCTTCACTATGACCTAAAGCAATATCCTTAATACCCTCATCCCTCTTTACTTCGTGTGCCATAGCCATAGGTTTTTCTGAATACGGTTTTTTGTCGTTTATTAAATATCTTGTCCCAGAGGGTAAACCCATAACCAAATGTTCATATCGTACTCCTGCCTTGCGTAGCATATACTCCAATTCAGGTCGGAACTGTTCATCCCTGCTTGTTGTTAGTACGATAAAACAATTGTTGTCTTTCCGCCACTCGTCTATCTTTTCTCTTGCACCCTCTAAAAACTCAATATCTTTAGTGTAGTCAGGGATATTCTCGTGTTTGATTACTGTTCCATCTAAGTCGCAGAATATTGTGGATGCTTTCTTTTCCTCATACATATTCTTTAACCGTTCAGGGTCGCCAAAGAACTCTGCTTCTTTTACCTCTACTGCCTTAGTCTTATGATACTGAATATTAATTCCGTCTGCTATTATATCTGATATATACTTCATATCATGGGTTGGTTTGAATAGCTTTGAAAAATAGTAGCACCCAATAACTCCATAGCTTAATGTTTTCTCAACCATATTTGGCTTAGACTTTTCTGAAATAGACCTGACCATATTATTATCGTCAACCCTAACTACACTCCACTTGTTTATTTCAGATTCACTAATGTTATATACAGGAACAATGCAATTAAATTTACCCTTATCAATATCCTTAAATATACCATCCACATTCAATGAGTGGTCGCAGTCACAGAATATTACATCGTTCAATACGTCTTGATGCTCGAATAAGGCTGATATGGTTTCAACAGGACTTTTAGTTGGTTGTATCGGTACAATTTGCAGGTTTGCAGGAATGTTAAAGCTACGGAATCTTTCTTCTACGTTAAACTGAATCAAGTGGTCTTTCCTGACAATAAATACAAAATCTTTTATTCTGTCCTTGTGCTTTAAGAATGGTTGCACGGCAAGTTCAATGAATGTTTTATCAAAAATCTTGAAAAACGGCTTAAATTTCCCTCCAAACCGTTGAGATTCTCCTGCCATTGGAAAGACTACTGTTACTTTATTCATAACGTGAAGTTATTAGCATCGTTAGCAAACATCTGTACCGTTTCAATACTATAATCCCTTAAATTCTTGTCTTTCATCTTTAGCTTTTCCAAGATTGGTTGCGGTATAGTGATAATGTCGCAGTACTCTTTTGCTAAGTGAATATCGCCAAGACTTCTTACTCCAGCCCAAAGTAACTTGATATTACCCCTGTCCGTTCCTATCATATCGCTAATCTTTTTGATTATCGTGTTTGGAGATATGCCTGTATCAGCTATTCTGCCTGAAAAAACAGATAATACTACATCGTAGTCTTTAGTTACACCTAAGTCTAACAACTCTCTGACCTGCTGTGGAGTAAATATTGCCGTTACATTTATTTTGATTCCATCGTCAAGCAAGAATTTGATTACTTCGGCACAAGACTCTCCTTTGTCGTTTACTATCGGAATCTTAACATATACATTGTGACCCCAACTACTGATTTCTAATGCCTGAAATACAATGTCCTTTAGGTCGTTGGTCAAGACCTGAATCGAAACAGGATAACCGTTACTATTGTCAATTATCGCATTGCAGTAATCTTTATAAACAATTGGTAAATATTGTTTCACCAAAGAGGGATTGCAAGTGAAGCCTGTAACGTCAAAATCTGTAAGTACGTGGTTAATGTACTCTTTGGTTGGCTCAATGCCATCTGCGTAAATTTCTAATTCTCTCATTTCGTTAAGTGTATTACTCCTTGTTCGTTTGGATTAAAGTTACTCATGTAGTATTGTTCGATTGTTTTAAAACCCCACCTTTGATAGTTGTCTTTTATTATAGCTAACTTATCTGCATCGTGGTATTCAATAGCCATTTCCTCTATTCCGTTAAACAATTCTATTGGTATCTCATTCAGTAGGCTTTCAAATCCCTCTATGTCGCATTTTACGGCTTGTGGTTGAACTGTCATTAGATAGTCAGCCATTTGTTCAGGCGTGTTGATTTCGTCTGTTATAATCGTTAATTTCGGGTCAGGCACATTCTCTGCGTACCAAATACGTTCATTATCCCACATTTCAATACCTACAACCTTACTTGCACCCTGACTTAAGAAGTATTCAGGAGTCGTTGGTCTAATTTCCCACATCCTTCCTGCCCCAAAATCCAAGACAACTCTATCCTTTACGTTTAACATTGACCAATGATGAATTGGATTTTCGCTTTCTATGCTTTTCATCTAAGTATTGTGTTTGTTATGTTTAATCTATTGATAACTACGCCCTGTTTTTTTAGGTTTTCGGTTACGTAAAATTCAGTATGAAAAATTTTGCCATCTCTGAATAGGTTTCCATGTTCCAAATATACGCTATAATACTTTTTCATTACCTTGTAACTGCCGAAAGCAAATTGGTCATTAACACCTCCACAATGGTCGTTACCGTAAGGAATGTAAATGTTTGTGTCGTCAATATTGTAGTCATCAAAGTTTATCTTTCCGCTTAATACTATGTCTGTTCTTGACTTTACATACACATCGTAGTTGTGTGGTACTAAACAGAATCCTATGAATAGATTGTGCCACGCCTGTAAAGTGTTATCTGTGCAGGTGACAGGGTTTTTATTGCTATTGTACCAATCCAACGGTTCGGTGTAGTACGTTCCTTGTATCTTGTTAAACTGCTTGTACGGTGTTTCAGGTTCATCGTATGTGTAGAAATAGGTTTCTGTGGTCGGGGTGTAGAAATTATCAATTTGATTCTGTCTACAAGCGTTCCACGTTCTTAGATGCCCTGAATATAATACCGCTACGTTCATGCCTCAAACGGGTTATAGTAAATATCTCGTACTCCTTTTTTGTAGTCCTCTGCTATCTCTGAAAACTCGGCTATTGTTCTTCCTGCTTCTCTGATTTTCTCTTTAACGTGTTCTCCCTCTCCGTTATCTAAGTGAACAATAGGAATTGTTGGTAGGAAAGCATTTTCAAATCCTGCAAGTTCGGAACGTAGTGACATCAATGAATCATCCCAAGCGTAAGTGGAAATTTGCCACATGTAGCCGACTTTATCTAATAGTTTAGGGCTAAACATAGTGCAAGTGCCTATAATATCTTTGGAGATTTCTAAAACAACCCAACTATCACCTCTTTCGTGAGGTAAAAACTTTAATTGTGTTCTGTATGCAGGATTTTCATGTTCAGGGTGTTGAATTAACTCTGTTCGCTTTAATCCTAATATTCCTAAGTTCGTGTATCTCTCAAAACATTCTTCCATTTCCTCTACCCAACCTACCCTACCTATCGTTACGTCTGAATCAATTTTAATTACGTATTGATTAGGTTTTCTTGTACGTATGCCTAAGTTTACTGCCTCTGCCGTACCTAAGTTCTTACCGTTATACGATATAGTTAGGTGGTTTGAAGGGAACATTGATTCAAAATGATATGTAAACTCTTTATAGAAATCAATCATTTCTTGACAAGAGCCGTTATCGCTAATGAAAAGTTCGCTTGGCAAAAAATCTACGGTGTCAAGTAAACCAAACAAAGTCTTTTTTGCGTACTCTAACCGATTATTTGTTTCGGTTGCGTATGACGCCATAATCACTAAAGCACACATAGATTACAAATAAAATACCCCAATACCAAGCGATGCGGAAACATACAGCAACTCGGAAGTTGTGCCTGATATTGGGGATGGATTAAATGTGTCAAGGGTTTTGCTGTTATATGTTTTTCCGCTAACCAAAGTTGAGAAAAGTTTTTTATATATGCAAGTAAAAAAAGCACTTTCCTTTTAATTTATCTTTGAGTCATTAATAAACTTAATTCTTAATGTCATGGCAGTAGCAATTTCAACCAAAGTACTTCAAATGCCGAATGGTCAAAATTTCGCAAACGAAGGAGCAGCAGACCCTTGTCCTGTGTATCTAATCGGAACGGATTACATTCAGCAAGTAACCGCAGCATCAACAGCACAACAAGCAGATGTATCAGGTGTGCAATCTATTATTTACGTAAATTATTACGAATTTAATCAGGTTCAGACAGGTACGTACTATGTTGGTGATTCGGTAGCAACTCTGCTTACCAACATTAACGCAGCTACCTAAGTATGCGTAGTGCAAAATGAGAAAAGCCATAGCAAATTAATGTTATGGCTTTTTTTATTATAATCGGTTGGTTATTTTTTCCTTAATGCTTTCTTGATAATATCGCTTGAATCAGCACCGTACATTGGCTTCTCGCCTTTCTTCATTATTGGTTTACCAATTGCTTTACCGTAACCTACCTTAGCTAAAGAATCCACTTGTCTTTTTGAGGCTTCTCCACGAGGGTATAGCTTAACTGTTTCTGGTTTTGGTTTTTGTAGTCTTGTGGCAGTTACCTTTACTTCGGGTAACATCATTGCTCTTGGTTTTGGGTTTACTTTCTTTGCCATTACGCTATTCTTAAATGTCTGATTACTTCTGTAAAGTTAAAACATAATTGGTTAGGATTATTGACTTGTGTTCTTATGGGCTTTCTGCTTAATTTAAAGACTTGTGTGCGACTTTCTTGCTTGGGTTGGACAAATGGTAGTCTAAGGTCTAAATTCGTTGGAGGGGGCATATCTCGGAGTTCTTTTTTCACAAGACAATGGTTTGCGCGATGCCATTGACCGTAGCAACGGCTTGCAGCCAAACTGCACTTCTCCCACGTGTGAGCTGTTATTTCCATAAATAATCGCTCAAATCCACTCATATCACCGACATTAGCCTTTTCTAAGGATTCTCTAAAGAACGGATGTTCTAAAATAAGTTTAGTTTGTTCTTTTATAGATGCCACGTCACTTAATTTAAGCTACATTTTTAGTAAAAGTAAAAACCTTTTTTTAAAAAAACAAATTAATACCTCCATTTAAAACCTGCGCAAAAACTTGTTACTCCTCTTGCACAAGCAGATATTGCGCCAAAACTTCTATTTACACTTCTTGCTGCTTCAACAACAGAGCCAAATTCTTGAACAAAAACATCATCCATTGTGTATTTTTTTACTGATTTAGATGTAGGGTTTTCGCCACCGTATTTTCTTTTGTAAACAGATGGCTTTCTACCAAGAACTCTGTATGCGTGTAAATTATTTTCTTGTGATGTACACCATTCAAGGTTTTCGACTCTATTGTCTGTCTTAATTCCGTTCTTGTGATTAACAAATGGTTTATTTTCAGGGTTTGGAATAAACGCTTCTGCAACTAACCTATGAATAACAGTAATAACAATTCTATCTAAATCATGCAAAGATATTTTCTGATAAGTATTTGTAACTCCTTTTACCAAATGACCACTTCTATATTTTTGTCGAGATTTCCTATTATTCATACCCAACCATTTCCCGTGTCTATAAACCCTTCCTAAAGAACTAACCATATAAAAACCACTCCACCCTAATACATCTCTCCATTCCTCTCCTTCTAAAATTTCAATATCCATAATAAAAAACCCCACAAATACAAAGGCTGTCCAGTCTGCCGAGGTAGGCATAAGGCAATGTAGATGCAGGGATATTTTTAAATTTCTTCATAACTGAACAGCAAAACAAATTTAATGTAAAGTTTTTTAATTATACAAATAAATTTTCTATCTCGTTAAATGTTAAATCTTTTTCTATCTTTTGTATCTCTAAATAATCATCGCTAAATCTTAGGTTTCGGTAACAATCGTAATATTGTTTGCAACAAGCTATGAATAAGTCAGGGTTTTTCGGTGCGTAATCTTTTACTAATATCATTTGTCCTACTTTTAGTTTGTCTAATATGTTCCAACACTTACGTAAAACTCTGTCTTCAATCAAATCAGAATGGTTCAAAATTATCATCTTCTTGCTCTTTAATACTTTGGTCAAAACTATAATTTGGAGTTATCGCTGATTGTGATATTGGTTTAACTTTATTGTGAAACTCTAATATCGGGTTCAATCCTTTTTCTGTAAATATCCTTGTCGTACAATACTCGAAACCGCAGCTACCTTGTATCATCTTTAAACTTATTGGATTAGCATATGGAGTTACTCTACCACCTGTTTCGGTTTCTTTAACTTTTCTTACGTGGATTTCAGTAAACATCCATTCAGTAGGGTGTTGCGTAATTCGGTGTACTGTTATGAATTGGTCTGCTTTGTTTGCAAACATTACACCCATTTCGGTATCTTCTTTTTGCGGTGCTTTTGTATATCCGCTATTGTCTTTATTTCGTGCAGCAGGAGTTCCTACGTGGCAGTTTAAATATACGGAAAGGTTATTGTTTTTGCAATAAAGTTGAATGTAACTTGCTGCTTCATAGTGGTAATCGTATGTAGCTTGTTTCGTTCCATTTGGAATATCTAACTTTAATGAATTGTAAGGGTCAATCATTAATCCTTTGTATTTTTTCTTCTTTAAAGCCTTTGTTGTCATATTTAAAATATCCTTGTAGTTGAATAGACTTTCAGAGCATTTAATAATGTCAAAATTTTCAGTTACCCACTTTTTCCCTAAGTTATATTTTTCATCAGACATTGACTGTATTGATTCAGACCAATAAAATTCAATTAGTTTACGAACCACAGAACCTAACTTGTTTTCAGAACTAAATATTAACCACTTCCAATCATGTAAAACATTTGATAGTGTAGCTAAATACCAAATAATACTCGACTTACCTACATTATCCAATCCGTTTATAATCACTAAATCTCCCTCTTTGAATAGATAATACTTGTCAAGGTCAGGTATTCCTGTGCTTTTACCTCTTTCAAATGTACCTGTTCTCCATTTTTGCAGGTATTCTTCGTAATCATTTTGAGTGGCAAGAAATGAGTAGTCATCATCTGTGGTATCAATTACGCTTGGTATTTCGTTGTTATGGCTCGTTATCTTTTCTAACCTATCTCCATAACCTAATTCGTAAAGTTTTTTTGGCAACTCTTTAAAATCTCCATTACATTCCAATACTGCAAAAACTGCGTATGGCTGATATGCTTTTTGAGATTCAAATTCTGTTGATGTACTAAAAACGCTAAACCAATTCTTTTCTTCATCAAAATTTCCACTATGGTCGGCTTTGGTATCTCCGGGTCTTTGCATTAAAATCTTTCTGCCTTTTCTTCCGACTTCTTTCCATCCATGTTCAACTAATAAGCCAACTACATCGCCACGATTATTGTAATCTTCAAGCGGTGTTAAACCCTTTATTTGTTTCTTTTCTACTCGCTGACTCGGAACGTACTCTTTAATTACTTCGTTGAACGAATAAGCAACATTAAACATTATAGTTCTTTGTTCAGGGGTTATGGTTTTAATATTGCTTAAATCTCCATAAACCAATTCATAGCCATTTGTTGGGTAACAAGCAATATATCCTTTCTCTCCCCTTGTTTCAATCAACACCCTAACCTTATCCTCTTTTGCTTCCCTCTCTGCTATTTTTTTAGCGTGGCTAACTCTTTTATCGTCAGTATCTAATTCAGTTGATTGTAGGGCTTCTAATAAGGCTCTATCGTAAGATTTAGTGTAGGTTGCTTGTTTCTCTGACAAGATAGTTTCTCTTGAAGCAAGTTTTTGATTACCTGCTATGGTTTCGCATCGGTAAATAAAATGATAACCGTTGCTTACTGTTTTTTGAACAACCATTTTTGGAAGTATCGTATTGTCAAGTTCATTTATTGCTTTTTTAAACTCGTTAAACAATGTTCCTGTCAAATCATACTTCAAGTCAATATCAATCGCTTCAACATTTCCTGAAATAGAACCGCAGACTAATCCGATAGCTTTGGCATTATTGTAATCGTAATCCTTTTTAGTTTGTTCCCATTTTTGATGTATCGGTCTTTTATTTTCCAATACAGGCATGAATTGTAAACTCTTATCCTTTGATATAGGCTGCATATTCTTCGTCTGTCATTGGTTTAACTCGTTCGGTTAGTAAATTTTTCTTTGGTACTTCGTTTAGGTATTTTTCAAACTTGTTACCAAACAATGTTTCAGGGTTTAGGTAAATACACATCTTTGGGTCATCAGTCCATTGTTGGACTTTGGTATCAATCACAGACTTAAAATCTGAAATCTGAAATCCATCTTTCAATCTTGCAGAAATATTCTTTTTTGATATAACAGATTTTTCAGAAAAGTTTTTTGAAGTTTTTTCGTTTAAATATTTAACTACTAATAGTATATTATTATCATTATCATATTCAGGGATTTGCTTCACTTTTGCTTTCTTTTTGCTTTCTTTTTGCTTTTCATTTGCTTTATTACCACGACCACCCTCTTTACCACAGTTAGACCTAATTTCAGATAAATTGCTCTCACGTACCATTCTACGGCTAATTATACGGATTTTATCATCTTCAATAAACTCAAAATTGAGTATATTATTCTCATATAACTCGTTAAATATCTCCTTAGTTTTAGCTAAATCTGACTTAAAAAGTATTGAAAGTGTGTTAAAATTTGTCACAATTACGCCCTTTTTTTCTGACTTAAATAGCTTAAAAGTCAATTTTAATAAAGCAAATTCTGCGAGTGGAGAAATGCAGTTTGTGTCCTGTTCCCAATCTCCAATATATAGTGGTATGTAAGGTACTTTTGCCATATTAAAATATAAAAATGTTCATACGTCTTTCCCTTATCTGATTAGCCAATGAATCACATATTTCAGCGCATATTTCTTCATAATCAAAATCTTCTGTTTCAAAATGTTCCATTTGATAGAAGTCATGTAATGCTTTTAAATCTGCTATACTTAATTCAGATAGCTTTTCGTGGTTTATTTCTATGCTCATAATTTCTCTATTTACGAATTGTATAAAGCCGACAAAAGACTTAATCCTTTGGTCTATCAAATCTGTTTAATAATGTTACACCGAATTTCTCGTAGGTTGGTAATCTCTTTTCGTTAATCCAATTATATATCGTTCTCTTTGTTTTATCAACAAGAACTGCATATTCATCTATGGTAACGAGATTTTGAATTGGTGGTAATTTTTCTTTCGTTGTTTCCATATATCAAATATATATACTATTTCACAAATAATGAAATTTATTTTCAAATAAAAAAGCCCCATGTCTTTCGACACAGGGCTAAACGAAATGAAAAACGAAAGACTAACACAAAGAGCCTGATGAAAAGCGATTGCTCTACAAAGGTATTACTTATTTTTAGATTTCAAAATGATTGTAAGAAATTATAAAGTTCTTTATTCCATTTAGCATCATCTAAAGCGTTGTGTTCATTTTCTTGTTTTGGAAATCCCTGCAATTCTTTAATTGCATCGAGTCTTTCTTTAAAAAAAGAACCTTCTGAAACAATCGAGTCGGTTAATTTTCGATTTTTAATAGGTAGGTTATATGCTTTTTCGTCTAACGCCTGCTTTAAGTCACGACAATACATCGGAAAACCTTTTGGTAAGTCAATCATCCTTCCGAATAAAGAACAGAACACTACCCAATCATAATCAGCGTAATAAGCGTAAAATTCAATATCGTTGTATTTATAAGTTATATCGTAATATTTAGCTTTTTCTATTGTTATATTATCTTGCGTACAAAACTCAAAAACTTCTTGTGCAATCTGTTTATTTGTCTTTCCGAATATTTTATGGAATTGTTCGGCAGTAAAGCGATTTCTATTATCTCCGTGAACTAAATCGCAATAAATTTTATGAATAACATTATCCTTTACCCAATTATCTGCCTTTTTGTAATCATACTCACTACTTACTGCGTAATACTCTCTACCATCCTCTGCAACGATACCAATGCTGATTATGTCGATAAAGTGTCTACGTTTGCCGAATAAAGGTTTATGAAACCCCTCAATAAATTCTGTGTCGATAAAATATTTCATGTGGTTGTGGTTAAAAATTTAAAGTTGATTGTTCGTTAGGTAAAATTAAAACTGACCCTAAATATTCTGCCATCCAACGTGCTATATCGTCTATGTAATCCATAAATTCCGTTGTGGTCAATGTTGCCGTACTACCTGTAATGTTTATCACATCGCCTGTAATCTCGCTTACCAAGTCTTTTTTAAGGAACTTAGCTTTAAGCATTTCGTGTACTATCTCGGCATTTAATTCAGAACGTGGATAGCCATTCTCTACCAAAGCATCTATTACCTGCAATATCAACGAGCCAAAATAATATTTGTTCTGTTGTAAAGACCTCTGTTTCTTCCACTTCTCCACAGTAACCTTAACTGATTTACCTGCGAATTGTTTTAGGAAGTCATCGAAGTACGTCTTTTGGTGTATCTTCTCTACTTTACCTTGTTCAGATATGTCGAATTTAAAACTTAGCTTCTGCATTATCTTCTTTTACCTATGAATGAGTAAACAGCGGGTGATTTTTTAGATTCTCTTAAAATAGTTCTCTCGCTTTTTGGTTTTTCCTTACGATATTTATTCTTTGCGGCTTTATTATATGGTCTTGCGTAGTCTGCGTGGGCTTTTTTACATAAATCGCATCGACAGCCATAATTATATCCCGAGTTTGTTCCGTGTACTGTATTTCTTCCTTGTGGTCGCCCTTTTTTCATTTCTTTGTCAGTTTATATCTCCAATAATCTAATTCTATTACTTTGTTTCGTTTCTGCCAACCATCTTCTACTGCCCAATAACCGCATGAACAAGTGTATAGCTTACCGTATTGTGTAAGACCTTGACCTAAGCACCTGTGGCAGAATAATTCTATGCTCATAATCCTAATCGTTTTTTGAGTCGGTTTATTTTAAAGTTTTCTTCCTCTAAGCAACTACCGAATAGCATTTCCATTTGTTTTATTGTTATCTTTACATCAGCGATTTCAGATTTAACTGCTTTGAAAAAATCATCTTCGGTTACGGTCTTTGACATAAGAATTTCGGTATAATTTCTATATCTACATTTCAGTAATGCTTGCGTAAGTTCAGCCATTTCTTCGATACATTTATCAATCTGTCTGTCAGCACCGTATTTGTCGATTGCTTTTTGGAGTATTTGGTCGTTTGTCATGTTATTAATTTGTGGCATTTGTCCTACTTCGTCTAAGTATAATTGATTCTTTTTAAACCTTGACCCATCGTATGATTCTTTTGTAGGTGGCTTGAAGTATAGTTTATCTTTCATTTGAAAAGTCTTATTAAATCTTTAATGTCCTCTATTGTGGTGGCTGTACTCATAATACCATTTAGGTAAACCACTTTCATGTTTAATGATACATGAATATCGTTTGTAGTTAAGTAAAGTTCATAGTATTCTTTTCCTTTTTCAAACCCCATCTCAATCAGGGCTTCGGGGGTGATTTTATTGCTCATGGCTATATTTTGTTCTTTTTCACAATCTTGAATATTATTACCTGATACATTACATTCAGAACCTACCGTACAACATTCATCGTCACAATGTAATTTTGTTGCAGGGCAAATCATGTCTTCAACTACTGTAATCTTTTTATTTGGTGTAGCTTTCATACAATCGTTTTAAACCACGTTAATATTCTGTTAGTATAATTAGTCAAATCGGATAAGATATGCTCTCTTAGGCTCTTATTTGGCTTAATAACGTACAATTCCATGTGTACTCGGTTTACGTAGTCAACATAGGAATCAACTTTAGCCCATTGTCCGTTCTGAAACGCTGTGATTACGTTTTGTCTGTGGTCAAAATAAGGTAAATCAGGGAGTGAGTCTGCAAGGAAAAGTAAATCTTGAACATAGATTGGCTTAATTCCGTGTTTTGAGGGTGCTTTGGTTGTGAATTTCATTTCGCTTAGTATTAAATTTATTTTTTAAATATTCTATATCCAACATACACTCCTAAAAAGTATGCAAATAATGTTATTAGTAAACCTTTCATGCGTAGTGTTTAGTAATATTGTTAAATGCTTCTGTTATTTCTTTATCTCCGATGTAAGCGAGTAATAACTCGTCTGCGGTAATATGTGCCAACTCGTAGTCTTTAGAGTCTTGTAGGGCTTGTAATGAGTCTAAGAGTTCTTGTTTCTTGTCAAGCCTCTCTTTTAGTTCGTTTGAATACTCGAATTTTGTTCTATCTGCCATAGTATTGATTATTTAATAAATTCAGTTACCAAAGCACTTATTTGAATACCTAATAGTATTCCTACGATAAAGTAATACCAATTAAATCTGTTCTTACCTTCACGTATTCCTAAATCAAAATAGTGCCTGTCGTTTTGTTCTTGTTTCGTTAGTTCTTCCATTTTATTAACTATTTATAGGTTTTCTATCATAAATTCTAAAGACTCAACGTATTTTTCATCTTCTGTCTTTACAACTGCTTTTGCAACTAAGATTATAGTTTCATCAGCATTTATTGGGGATGTTTGAAAAGTTTGCCAACTAAGTATGTGATGTTCATTTCTCCATTCATACAGTTGCTCATTGATACAAGACTGAATATTCAACGGAGCGTGTAGGCTTGTTAACTCCCAAGAAGCAAAAGTAAATACGTGCTTTAATTTAATAGTGTTCATTATATTAATTATTTAACCCTTCGTTTTGTTACTATTGTTGCTTCACTTTCACACTCAAAGTGATTAGTAAAATACTCTTTAATAGCTTCATATACTGTTTCACCATCCATTGTGTACCTTACAAACTCTGTGTCTTTAAATGAAATAAAGTTTATTTCAACCTCATCTGTCATCTTAATCGTTAATTTCCTCATAGACCCAATTTCTTATTTGTGATTATCTTAAAATTATCTACTCCATTGTTATCAAATATCAGTTTAGCCACAATCCTTTCAATTCGTTTCTTTTTCTCCCCATTAAAGAAATACTTCGGATGAACCAAGAACGCTGACCTGCTAGACTGCTTTATAATTAAACCTGACGAACTTAACTCCCCCCACGCTTGTTTAATTGTTTGGTCGGCATACTTAACCTTATCATTCGTAATAAGTGCTATAAACTCATTGAAAGCAATCCTGCTATCCTCTGTGTGGTAAACAATATTCTTATCATTCATTTCCTCACCTAACCAGTCCATTAAATTCCTTGCACAAGGACTTAGTCCTGCCAATAAATACAATGAGTTGTGAAAACGCTTCGTATGACTTAACTCAATCTTTTCCTCATTAATAACCTGAATCTTAATACCCTCATTCTCATCAAACTTCCACCCTGATATATAACTCAATATTCCTGTATCTTTCTTGCCCATAGTTTATAAAAATCGTATACCAATAGTATCTACACAACAAACTTACAGTATTAATTTAAAACTACCAAAAGTATTTTTAAAAAGATACTAACACTTCCACAGTATACCTACACGATACTGACCAGTATACCCACAGTATACTAACTTTCACTTAACTTCTTGATAATCAATGAAAAGTCTAAAATAATCGCTAAGACACTTGAGTGAACTAATCCTTACTGTTACATACTTTACAAGGTTACTTAATTACAATCAAAAAATTTCGCCAAAAAATTAAGGCATCAAACTATTCAAGTAATCATTACTACAATAATACAATTCGCTATATACCAATCGGGGTGGCTTGGTAAAGTGTTTGTAATTAATAACAGATACTACGTGTGTTTATAACCGTGATGTTGTTGTTTGATAGTCTATGTTCATAGGGGGTGGACTATCCCCCCTGTCACCACTCTCTCCAATCACAAAATAAAGTCGTTTCCTCACATGGGGGTACTATCAAACGTAAAAGTTATCCAGCTATCTCAATCGTTTATCAGTCATCCATTATAAGTAAATCAAATCAGTTACCCTGAATGATTGTTATGCTTGTTAAGTGGTAACGGTAACAGGTTAGTGAATGGTATTGTCTTGATTAGGTTATGCAATGGAATTGGATTTGATATGTTGTGTTTTATGTGTGTATGTAAAGGAGAGAGGGATAAACAACCAACACAACACAAGTCCGCGTATGATATAGCCAAAAAACTATAATTAATCAATACCAAAGTAATAACTATTAAAAACCCTGTTTAATGGTATTTAAACATAGAAAACGATTATTTTGTTAGTGTTGATATATCATACTATACAATGTATAAAGTGTCTTAAAACGTCTTAAAATAGGCTTAAATTAAATGTACTGTTTTTGGTTATGTATTATTATTTAGACTTATTATAAATTGCAAATATATTATGTATTAATTAAAATACTACTTACTATTGTATAAGCAATTAAATAAACACTTAAATATTATGAAAACACACACTTATTTTGAAATTCAAGACGGTTCAGGATGTATTGGTAATGGTAGGGGTATTTACAGTTTTAAAACACTTGAAGAAGCTGTAAGGGTAGCAACAGAATTTAAAAGCAATCCACGTAGTCACAATGAAAAGATGTCTGATGAAAATGTAAAGTTTTGGAGCAGTAGAACATACACTATTGTAAAAAAGATAATTCAGACGGAAGAAATTCAAACTATATAACCAATCAACAGGGGTTGAAATATACCCCTCTTTATATTTATATCAGTAATTAATTAAACACTTAAATATAAACATTATGACTACAATAGAATCAATTCAAAGTAACATTCATTACTATAAAACTATGTTAATAAGACTACGTAATATAGTACCGAATGACCCATTGGAGGAGATTAATAAAAATGAGGGTATTGAGTATTATATAAATACATTATCCGAATTAAAGGAATCATTAAAAAACGCGATTAATCAAACATTATGAAAAATCTATTGGAAAGTAACGGATTTATAAAAGTTAATAATAAAAATGAATGGTTTATCAATTTTCAGGGCAGAACATATACCGTAATTAAAAACGGTGGTAAATGGTGGGTAATAATTAATAAAAATGGAATAGAAATAAAAATCAATCAAACAGGATTTACAAAATTTAAGCATATCCAAAACTTATTAGAATCAATTACACTTAATAAAATTAACTAAATTTTAAACACTTAATGTCAGGGCAGACAATAACAGCCCCATAACGATTATGAAAATACAAAACTATAATGCCGAACAATTAACAGGAATACTAATTGACAGGCTTAAAGAGATTGAACAAAGGGAACGGATAGTATTAAAATTTCCTTTCAGTCATGCTATAAATAGAATAGAGATATATTGCTCCGAAACAGAGCCAAAGGGTAACGGATATTTTGGTACTACATTTAACGGTATTGTTTCTTTGCAGGTATTTAATGACTATGGAAATAAGCCAGTTGAAAAATCTTCATACTCCTACCAAAATGAGATGCTAAATTTCATACCAAAGTTAGTACAAAACATTTATTCCAAACTTAACTAATCAATTCACTTAAACAGATATAACAATGAAACTGTCAGGTAAAAAACTTGAATTAATACATATAACAAGACAAAGTCTATTTGATTGCGATTATGTAGGATGTTGCGATAATTGTGGTAAGATTATAGTCAATATAGCCACCGTAAAAGACGAAAACGGCAAAACTTATGAGATAGGACTAGACTGTAAAAAGACATTGATAGACAAGCCTGTAATTGATAAAATGTTGCTTAGTACTGATTTTATGACAAAGTACAATGTTAAGGAATACAAGCAAATGACATCAGAAGCGGAGAAGTTTTTAAAGTTTTGTTCTTATCCTGATATTGATATTCAGATAAGTAATAGCGAAGTTGTTATTTATGACAATAAGCCAAATACTCAATTTCCTGATAGCGGATTAATTGGCAATACTATCTATATGCAAAACATAGGCTATTTGAATAAAATAGGACTAAAGAATTTTATCATTAACCTATTAAATACTAATAAAGCAAAATTATCTAAATATTAATTAAACCATTTAAGACCGTTCAGGTGCAGAACTAAAAAGACACAAAGAAAATGAAAAACGACATTTATTTAAACTGCAAGGCTCAAATTAAAAAAGAAGCTATTTTATTAAAGCGTGATAATCCTAAAGATAAAGCATATATACGCTATCAATTAAACACTCTTTGCGACGAACTTATAAAGCAAATTAATTGGTATGTAATGAAGGACAAAATAACTGAAAAACAAGCTAAATTATACGCTCTTTGGTTATCATCATTTACAGCAAACATGCACCCTAAAAACTAATAACATGAAAAATTCACTAAAACATTTTAATACGTCTTTAAAGCAATTGCAACAAGACGAAAAAGACGGTAAGCAATTAAGCCAAAATCATTATGGGGACTATTTAATGATTGAACAGTCAGAAGATAAAGAGCATTACAGGGTTTGGCTTAATCATCCTGAAAATGTAAAACAAGGATGTTCAAAATATCAAATTGAATATTGCGGTAAGGGTAATAATTGGAATTGGAAAACAATTAAACAAGGTAATAATTAAAGCTATGAAAAAGATTATAAAAGAAAATGTAAAAATTACGGATGCCTACGAAATGCCAAATGCCTACATTATAGATAAAGACGGTTTATGTTTTGTCTTTGCTTGTGTTGGTATTATATCAAGTTGTAAATATCAAAAAGCAGAAGATTATTTAAACCCTTTATGGCATAACAAATTCGTTTTGTCTATTCAATACGATTATAGAAGCGGAGATGATTTAAATTCCTTTAAATGGGTTAAGAATACGGGAACGTATGGAGAAACATTTTTCTGCGATACTTTGGAAGATGCAATTAAAAAGCATGAAGATTTTATAAACAGGACTTTTGAAAATTACAGGACATTTCACGGGGATAAAATAGAGCAGATTAATAAAGCAACTATTAAACAGGTCGCAAAATCTCAATCATTACATCATTACAGTATGTTTCCAAATCTATTAGAGAGAAACGACATATATCTGCAAATTATCAAAAATAGCGGGGAGATGACAGAACTGAATAAATACATTGATAGATATAACAACAACAGAGTTGCAGACGAAAAATACCTTAACAAGGTAAAAAACAGGTTTTTGTCAGACTTTGGGCAACCATTAGAACTATTTATACATAATTGGCATTTTTACATAACAGGGTTTATGAATAAATTCAACTTTAAAAATGTTGATGACCTAAACAAAAAGCAACAAGTAACAATCAGGAAAGTAATACACTTATATAATTAACCCCTAACCACAAAATAAAGCCATTACAGACACTTTAATATGTTTGTAATGGTAATTACTAACTTGCCCTTTATAATTGATTACAGGGCTTAATTTTAAACGAAATGAAACAACATAACCAGATAGGAAAGTACCCTAAAAAAGAGTTAGTGCTTGACGGCAAAAAGGGCAGAAACTTTGTAACCCCTAAAAATAAAACATATCAGTTTGACTACGAAAAAATAGGTAATTCATATAATTTTATTATAATCTATATGGGTAAAAGAATGAGAATGAAAGAATCAGATTTTAACAAGCATAATATTGATGATATTCTAATCTCAATAGAAAATTCACTTGCCATAAACTAAACACAATGAAAACAGAACTTAAAAAAGCAATAGTTGATTTTATTTTTGAAAATGAAAAAGACTTTCAACTAATTAACAGAACTATCCAATATTTCAGGGAGTATATTTACAATAGTGAGGGAGATTATTTGATAGGCGGAGAAGAAGTAAAAGATTTTATAAAAGATGCTATAAAGTTTTTGCTATGACAGCACAACAAATAAAAGATGCAGTATTGCAAGGCAATAAGGTATTCTACGGACACAAAGGCTATGAAGTCATTACCGATAAGCATAATCAATGGTTTATAAGATATATTCCTAATGGGCATTGTATTGGATTAACGTGGCAAGACGGAACAACACTAAACGGAGATGAACAAGATTTTTATATTGAAAACTAAACACTAAATAAGATGAAAGCAACACAAAATCATATCCATAGCCTTGAAAGTATTTTATACCGATTGAAACAAGCAGAAAAGTATATTGAAAAGGATTGCATAGAAATTTGCCTAAAGGGAGATAATACAACTTTTTCCTATACCAATCGTAACGGAGATACATTAGGCACTCTTACAAAGTTTGTAGGCTCTGAATTAAACCAATTAAAAAACGCAATTAACGAATTAGAAAACTTAATTGAAACAAGCAAATGAAAACACTAACACAAATTGATTGGCTGAAATGGATTTTAGCATCAATAACACTAACCTTTATTTTATCGGGTATTTATTCAGCATACTTAAACTTGTAAGGAGATGATAGAAATTAAAGGAATTAAATACGAAGAAATTCCACAACACCAACCGATGAGAATGAGTAAAACAGCTATGGAATTAATTGCTATGGCAAGTATGTTTTACACTCCATATATGGGTTATGGTAATGGAAATTCACAACCGAAAGAAAAATTAAAAATTGATATTGTTAAAGAGTTTGAATTAATTCAGGACAAAAAATCTAACCTTTCACGTTCTGAAAGAGAATGGGTAGTAAAAATATTTAATCAAAAATACAGGCAAGTAATATGAAAGAACTTGAAGAAAAACGCAAAGACGAAATTAAGATTGTTTCGGAAAGGCAGATTGAAAAGCAATTAAAGTTTATCGGTAACATATTTGTAAGACCAAATCAGAAATGCTATGAATACAATACACTCACTAAAGAACTGCAAATAGCCAAAACAGAATGTATAATCAATCCATTTGCAACAGGTAAGAAGATTGATATTTACAATGGTTGAACAATAGGAGAGAGCAAATTTGAACAAAAGGTAATTACCAAAGATGACTGCCTGTATGTTGTAGCTATTAACAAAAGAAACGCAAAACGTAAATTAGGATTATGAAACAAGCAAAAGAACTATTCACCGAATTAAAGAAACACTATTCAAGTACAGAGATATTTATTAAGCTATTCTCTGCCATTATGGGATGTGTTGGAGGTATTATGATACTCTTAGGAATATGGAAATTCTTAGTAGATGTATTGGGAGATAATATTTTAAAATAATTTGATAGTATTAAAATAAATACTATATTTGATAAACGAAACGAGAATATAATGAAACTTAACAAAGAAAATGCAAGAGCGTTTAACCAATCGTTAAAACTTGCGGTAAGTAACCAAACCCAACAAAAAGTAAGGGTAGAGATAATTAATTCATATAAATTTCCTGATTGTTATGTTAGAGTTTATGCCCCAAATGGATTTTCAAACGAATTTAGATTAAGTGTTTTTGATGCTTTTGGTAATTCAAGAGATGGGCTACTAAATATGGATAATATTTCTTATGGAAATATTCAGAGCGGATTTATTTCTGGCAAAGTATTTCAATGGGAAAATCTTTTTAATCAAAATAACTAACATGAAAACGACCTACAAAGTAAAGCTAACACCTCACCCGATAATCATTCGGGTACAAGACAACGCCGAAGAAATAATCTTTGATAAGAAACACCTTAAAATCAGTAAGGCAGAAAGAATTGTTGCTGATTTGAATTTAGGGGTAACGATTGATTTTGATAACTTAAACTAAACACAATGAAAAGCGAACCACTAACAAACGAAAAAGCTATTGAACTAATCAATGCTCAAATAAAAGACCTTGCATGGAATGTTGAATACCATGAGCAGAAACTTGCAGAGTACAGACTTAAACTGCAATTAGCAGAGCAGAATCTTACAATCTATCTTAAACCCGAAACAGTATGAGAATCAATTTCACAATACAAGGCACTAAATACTCTTTAGATGCCGATGGCAGTCAGTATTGTTGAATAAATTATTATATTTGTAACGCTTTGTACTTAACTCTTAAACACATGATTATTCATTCTTAAAAATATACCCTGACGGCTGGCGGAACATTCCTCTCTATGAGAGTTAAGTTACAAAGCACGTTAGCCTGATGGGTTTTTAAAATCATGGGACATTTCAAAAATATAGACAATCAGTTTTCTATCGATGGAGAAATTTGGAGAAAAATAAGACAACATAAACTATATGAAATTTCAAACTACGGTAGATTGCGTAGGTGGCGTAATTCAAAGCAAGAATACTATATCTGCATAAATCCACTTGTAAGGGTTACAGGATATTACAGAAAGACCATGCAGGTAAATGGTAAAAGTACAGGACAATTTATTCACCGATTAGTCGCAGAAGCATTTATACATAATCCTGAAAATAAGCCAATGGTAAACCATAAAGATGGCAATAAATGGAATAACCACGTTTCTAATTTAGAATGGGTTACCGCCAAAGAAAATATTGACCACGCATGGAGGACGGGTTTGCAACACACTAATTCACCCAATCTAAAAGGGTCACGACCAGCAAGAGAAATAAATCAATTAACATTAGAAGGAAATTTTATAAAAACATGGAAAAATGCAAGACAAATACACAGGGAATTAGGATTTTCAAATACAAGCATCTCTAAGTGTTGCAATAAAGAAAAACATCATAAAACAGTCAGAGGATTTAAATGGGAATATAAAGATGAAAATAAACTTTAAAATTCAAGGCACACCGTACTACATAGATGCAGACGGCAGTTGCTATACTCTTTATGCAATAGGAGTGAACAGAGATAAGGATTCCAAAAAGTTTGGAGAGCCAACAGAACGGTTTATAGGTCACTATACTAAAATAGTCAATGGCTTAAATAGAGCCGTTCAGACAGAGTTAGGCAATAGTATTGAAGAAATAGACCTGAAAGAGTTTTTGTTAAGATACGAGTCAGCTATGGAGTCTATAAGCAATCAAATAGGAGATAAGTAAGATGGGACAATTAGTATCTGCAATTATAATATTTGCACTCATAACCTTATTAGGTTTAGGAATAGCATACGTTACGGGATGGAATGGGAAAACCGTATTGTTTGTTCTTTATGGACTAATAGTATTTTTAGGATGTATTCAAGCAGCAGACGAATTATGAATCACTACAACCCATATCAAACCCTTAGTTACACCGCTAAGTACGGTAGTCCTAAACCAAAAGTTAAACATACTCACTTTGTAGTGACTTATAATGGGATTGCCTTAACAAAGCCGATGTCTTATGCTTTATCGCAAATGGAGTTAAAGCAATTTAAGATGCAGGGTATTTTATATCCTGATAAAACAAAGTTTAAAATAGTAGGAGTATAAACAAAACGAAACGAAATGCAATTAAAGACAATTAAAAAGACAATTTCAGCCAAAATGAACGCATGGCTTGAATCAATTACAGATGAAAAACTTAGGTCAGATGTCAAAGACAATTTGCTTATTTCAGGTGGTTCAATTACATCATTACTACTTAACGAGGAAGTAAATGACTATGATGTTTATATTCAAGACAGAAATGTTTTGCTTAAATTAGTTAATTACTATGTTGGAGATATGGATGACGTAGAGGTTTGGGATGGCAGGAACAAAAAAGACATCATCAAAGACAGAGAGTTCGATGGTTGTGACTTAGAAAATAGCTACTCACAATTAGGTTGCGCCATTAGGAACTTAGGCACAGACCAAATAAAACTTTATATAGAGGGTAGTAGTACAGGAGGGTTAAAAGTAGAAAGTGCCTTAGAAGCAGTTAGAAACTCTGCCGAATCAATGACAGAAGTAGCTAAGTATAGAGTTGAATTTTTGTCGCCAAACGCTATCAGCCTATCGGATAATATTCAAATAGTTATTCGTTTCTACGGAACACCCGAAGATATACACAAAACATTTGATTTTATACACGCCACAAACTACTTTACATTTAAAGATGGAGTTGTTACAAATATAATGGCACTCGAAAGCATACTAACTAAGCAGTTGCATTATCAAGGTTCTTTATATCCACTAACATCAGTTATAAGGGCTAAAAAATTCTTAGATAGAGGATGGAAAGTAAATGCAGGTGAATACCTTAAAATGATGTTTCAAATCTCATTACTCGACCTTACCGATATTGATGTTCTTGAAGAACAGTTAATAGGGGTTGATGTAGCTTATTTTGGGGCATTAATTAAAGCATTGAGAGAACACAAAGAAAAGAATATTGATTTTGTACCTACGGCAGCGTACATGAATGAAATTATAAACAGAATATTTAACGAAGAAGAATAATGGAAACAAAAACAAGTATAGCAAAAGCCATATTAGCGGTAATGAAAGACGTTAAGGGCATTGACAAGAGTATGACAGTTGGTTCAGGGAACAACTCATACAAAGGAGTACCTGACCAAGAGGTAAAAAAGATAATCGGTGAAGCGATGGAAAAGCACGGGTTATGCTTATTACCTATCGGAGTAGATGCAAAAACAAAGATAGACCGATGGGAAGAAGAGTCTACTTACAACGGAGTAACATCAAAGAAGATGAAACAGTCCGTATTTACAGAGTCAAAAACACGATACCTTTTACTACATACAAGCGGAGAGAGTATTGAACTTGAAGGTTACGGTCAGGGAGTTGATTCACAAGACAAAAGCGCAGGTAAAAGCACCACGTATGCACTAAAATACACACTTTTATACACTTTCTTAGTTCCAACAGGGAAAATTGACGATGCTGATACTACTCATTCAGATGATATTCAAACACCACAAACGAAAGCACCTGTTCAAGTCAAAGAACCAAGCGTAGACGATAAAGTAGCCAATATGCAAGGCAGAACAAACCCTGAATTACCCTCTGGAATTGCACAGTCTATCTTAGATGCAAAAACACAAGCAGAACTAAAGACTATATGGGAATCAAATACAGACCTACATAAAGTTAAGAAGTTTGCTGATGCAGTAACACAAAGGAAAGCAGATTTACTTAAAAACGGAATGAAATGAAAAATTGGAGATTAGAAACAATGGCAAAGGATTGTATTGATTCTTTGGTTAATGAGATTGATTCATTAGAAAAAGAAGTTGATAGATTGACAGACGAAGTTGATGAATTGCAAGATAGATTAACCGAAAGAGATAATCAAATCTCTGATTTAGAAGAAATAATTCAAAACCTTAATAATCCTGAATAATGGAAACTACACCACTATTAAAAAAGAAGTCAATATATAACCTACAATCAGAGTATATTGATTTAATGAATCAGATTGAAGACAATGAAGGAGAATTAACACCTGAACTATCTGCACAACTTGACATAACAAAAGAACAGTTAGAGGATAAAGCAACAAGCTATTGCTATCTAATGAAAGAACTTAGTTTTGATACTGCTAAAATAGACGCTGAAATAAGCCGTTTACAGGCACTAAAATCTTCTAAGGTTAAATTACAAGAGCAATTAGAAATTCGTGTGTCAGAAGCCATGAAACGGTTCGGTATAGACAATATAGACCGTAACAACCTTAAACTTTCATTCCGAGCATCTAAACAGTTGATTATTGCAGAAGGAACTAAAATACCTAAGCAATTCCAAATCGTTAAAATGAATACGGTGGTGGATAAGGCTAAATTGAAAGCACATATTGAATCAGGTAAGAAAGTAAAAGGAGTTAGCATATTAGAGAAGAAAAATCTTCAAATAAAGTAATGGATGACATTCAAAAAAGACTATCAGGCAGGATAAACTTACTATCTGATTTTAACATCACAGTAGATTATGAAAATGATATGATTTACGTTCATTGTGACAGAGAGTTAGATGTGAGTATAACATGGTTGAAATACATGAATAAGCCAAAGTTCACAACTTACCTTAACGAAGTTCAGGAAGCATACTTAATAAAAAACGAATTATGAAATGGTATATAGGACAACCGATAGTGGCGATAAGGAATCATTCACAAGGTATATTTAAGAAAGGTCAAGAGTTTTCTATATCAGGAATTAGATTATGCCCATGTGGGTGCAATATGATTCAGATTGATATTTCAATTAAAAGCGGAACAGAGTGGGAATGTGACAAATCAAAATATAGAGAGCATACCGCTATATGGTGGCTTTCTGAAAGAAATTTCGCACCACTTGACCAAGACATATCAGAACTAACAGAAATATTAACTAAAAAAGAAACAGCATGATAAACGAGCAACAAACAACAGGATGGAAAGTAACGATATGTGTTATCTGCTTTCTATGGGGAGTAATTACAGGTATAATAATCAGTAAGGCTATTGATAGCAATTACTATTCTAAGGAGGTAGTGAAATGAACAGAGATATAAAGTTTAGAGGTATAAGTGAACGTACTAATGGTTTTGTTTACGGTAGTTTATTTTTTGCCGATACAGGGTTGACTATAATTGAAAATGGAGGTTCTGACATAACAGACTTCCATTTCGTTAAGCCCGAATCAGTAGGTCAATACACAGGAATAAAATTTAATGATGTCGAATTATACGAAGGTGATATAATCGAATGGTATCAAAGACCAGAGGGTTATCCACAAGACCCCCAAAAAGTTAGAAAAACAAAAGTAATTGAACTTAGTAATTTAATAGCTGGTTGCTTTTTGTATAACTTTTACGATTATAAGATTATCGGAAACATTCACCAAGACAAAGACTTATTATGAGCAAAAACCTACACATGGAAACGCAAGAACAACTACTTGCCAAAGAACCAACCGCCATTTCACTTGAATTGGTAGAGAGAGAATACAAATTCTTAGGTTGGGATAATAGTTGGAGTATTAAACCTCCTGAATTAATGCCTTGTAAAGAAGCTAAACACGAAAGACGTTATTTCTATCAAGGTAACAGAGGACACAACAATACAGTAGTCTGTGATAAATGCAGATACTATTATAAATACGACAGTTCAGATTAGAAAATATGGCTCATATAAAAACACAAATAGGAACATCAGATTCCGCAGATTTTGAACAAAACACATGGACATTTTCAATGAACACAAGATTTAGTGTTTGTGCAGGAGATTTTGCAATAGTCCCATTACAATCTTACAGGGATTCCCTAATTAAGCTAAACGAAATTATTGATAGGTTTCCTAATAATGTTGAAATTCAACACGTAAAAGATTCAGTAAAATATGTTTTATTAATGTTAGAAGAATAAATTATGAGAGTAGCAGTAAGCAGAACGGTTTACCCAAACGGTAAAGTAAAAGAACATGAACACGGAATGGATGTCTTAGAGATAAGAAAACCATTAAAGGATAACCAATTCAATCGGGTTGGAGAGAGAGTAACAAAATTCGTAAACAAGTTATATAATATAAAATGATAACAAGAGAACAAATCGAAGTAGCATTTGGAGATATACGAAATGCCTTTAAAACAAAAAATATTGACCACGATGTAACTGCAATAACCTTACTAAGAGAAAGAATACCTTATGAAGTTTGCAAAAGCATTATCGGTGGTGCAGAACACGATGTATTATTTCTATGCGATTTGAAAGACGCAATCCCCCATCTTTCAGAGGATGATTTAGGAATATTAGCAGACTGCAATGTTTGGGTAGATGATGACTGCGATTGCTTTGCACTTTTTGTATAAACATTTAAAAAAAACAAATTAAATAAATAAATAATCATGGAAGTAAAAGGTAAAATTGTAAAAATCGGGCAGGCCGAACAAGTAAAAGAGAATTTTTCTAAACGTGACTTAATCGTTGACGTATCAGATAACCCAACCTACCCAAGTCCTGTTAAATTTGAAGCATTAAAGGATAAGACCTCTTTGCTTGACAATCTTAAAGTAGGGGATAATATAGAAATATCGTTTAATATGAATGGTCGTGAATGGGTTGATAAAACAGGTAAGGTATCTTACTTTACCACCCTATCAATTTGGAAAGTGAATATATTTAGTGCAGGTCAGATGCAGGAAGCACAAGTGTTTGATAATGAACAAGATGAACAATTACCGTTCTGATATGACACCATACATAGCAGTAGGACTACCGTATATATCTATCAAGGGGTATATACGGTACAAAGCATCACTACCCAAGATGGACATGGCAGAGGTTGATATGATAGTTAATCGGATTATAATGTTAATATCATTGGAGTTGAGTGTGCCAAAGTCAGATATTTTATCCAATTCAAGACGTATGCCCGAAAAGGATGCAAGACACTTAGCTATTCGTATTATACGAAACAGAACCAAGTTATCAACGGTTAAGATAGGGCAAATATTTAATCGTGACCACGCTACAATCGTTCACTCTTTACAAACAACAGATGGATGGATTAGGCACAACCATAAATTCAATCAGCTATACACAAGTATTGACAAATTAATATGAAAGAACCAATAACATTAAAGGAAGCACTAAACATCTACGGTGTTAAAATGGCGACAATAGAGAGGCTTGCAGGGATTCCTAAAGGATTACTGTCACAATATGTCAACGGCACAAAGAAATGCTCTCCTGAACGCTTATTTCTCATTGAGGATGCGTTTAAACAATTAGGTAAGGATATGGAGCATACTAAACTTGTAGCAGAATGAACGAGCCATCATTATTTGACAAAATATTCAGAGAAGCAAACACTAAGGTAAGCGAAGCTATACTTAATGGAGAGCAGTCTGTTTATATTCCAATAACAGTCAAGCAAACAAGTCCTGCATATTTAGCAATAGACCCCGGCAAGTCAGGCGGTTTAACGGTTATGCACAACGGAGAATTAGTATTTAAGGGCATTATGCCAATATCAGGAGATAACTTAGATATTAAAGCCTTATACGACCTAATTACAAGCCTTACAAGCGATTATCTTTTAACGGTGGTAATAGAAGACGTACACAGTATTTTCGGCTCATCAGCAGGTTCTAATTTCACATTTGGTTTTGTATGCGGTGCTATTGAAGCAGTAGTTGTTTCTTGTAAACTAAAACTTATTAAGGTTCAGCCTAAAACATGGCAGAAAGAAGTTTGGTCTAATTCAGATAAATGCTACAAGCCTAAGAAACCTAACCAAAAGAACGCATCCATTGATACTAAACTAACATCACTTAACTGTGCTAAAAGACTGTTCCCTAATTTTGACTTTAGAAAGTCAGATAGTGCAAGGGTTACTAAAGAGCATGACGGTATTGTGGATAGTGCTTTAATGTGTGAATACGCAAGAATTAAAAATTTGTAAATATGAAAAACATTTTTTATTTTTGTTGTGTTATCGAAGCCGTGACAGGAAAGATAAGCACTTAACTTCTTAAAAATATACAGGCAATTTAACTGTATCTGCGAACATTCACCCTGTCACGGTTTATTCAACGATACGGTTTTATTGTCCTGTTGTTTAAACTTGTACAGGAGAGGGAACATCCAAAGCCCTAATCAAAAACAGGTATTCGAACATTCTAACGTGTCAAATAAAGTGTGAGCAATGTCTGAAAGGTGACAACTCACGACCTTGAAGTGAAAGAGATACCGACACGGACTTGCCAATAGATGTTGGGGAAAATGAACGAGTAGTAAGTACAGTTAAATGGATTAAAGATTAAACGTACTACAATCCCCCCTTCAAGTGATATAAACCTTTTGTGTCTAAATATTTAACAAAATGATAAACATAAAAACAATTTGGGATAAGATAAAAGCAAAGAAATATCCTAAAAACATATTAACACCGAAAGAGTTTAACAATTTAATTTTCAAATCAGATGAAAGAAGAACGAAAAGCATTAATGAAGTCTGCAAAAAATAACTTTGTAGGCGGATATGTTGGATTACATACATTTTCAGGTATTGACCCAAATAAAGCTAAAGAAATAGGAGAAAATCTATTCAATGCTTTTAAATCACTTGTAAACGTAATTGCTAAACAAAGGAACAAATGAAAGAATTAGAAGATATTTTAATAGCAGTATTCTTTGTTTGCTTAGTTTGGTGTCAGATAAGGTCAAATAATGTTAAGATTAAAAAAATTAAAAATGAATATGGAAGAAATAGAATTTAAAATAGACTCAATATTAGACCAACACCTTTTAGCAGTAGAAAGAGGTTGTATAGAAGGTCAGAGTATAGCATCAAAAGAGATTGCCAAAGAAGTAAAGGATATAGCTATTGAGTTTGCAGAAAAATGTTTTGATGAATACGCTGACCAACAAATGTCATTTGGTGAACTATTTGACCAATTCATAAAAGAACGCTACAAATGAAAGAAATTAAAACAAAATTTGTTGACCCATTAGGGAATGAAACAATAGTTAGAATTTACAATGAAGTTCATTCAGATTCTAAAATGAATATAACATACTTAACTATTGAAGAAATAAAAAAACTTTCAGGAGTAACTGATGAACAAATTAAACAAATTCAAGATGCAATATCCGCTACACATTAGATTTCATCACGCAATCGGCTTATCAAGGCTTAAATATTGCATAGCCCAATGTAAACTACCAAAGACAGATAAAGGAACATTTTACAGTCTTAGGTTTAATAACTCATTTGATACACTTTTAAAATCAATGGTATGAAAATAATATTTCTTGATATAGATGGAGTTTTAAATTTAAGAAGGCGTGAAAGAGATAAATTTGGCTCATTGTTTCACAAAAGTTGGTCGGATAATTTAAATAATATTGTTGAAGAAACAGATGCTAAAATAGTAATAAGTTCTACGTGGCGTATGAGTGGATTAAGATTTATGCAAGATATGTGGAAGCAAAGAAAGTTGTTAGGAGAAGTAATTGATATTACTCCACGTATGTATTTTAGTAAAGGAATTTCGGATTCTGTACCGAGAGGTTGTGAGATACAGAATTGGCTAAGACATAATGGTTTTCAACGTATTAATTGGTGCGAAAAAACCCAATTAGAATATTTAGAGAAATCAATAGTTAAAAACTATATCATATTAGATGATGATTCCGATATGCTCTATAATCAGCGAGAACATTTTGTAAAATGTAGTGGAAATCACAAGCACAAGCAATCAATTGAAGGATATGGATTAACAAAGGAATTAGCAGATAAGTCTATTGGTATTCTGAATAAAAGCATTTTAGACCTATATTATGAAAGTTAAATTCTGCGATATATGTCAGCACAAAGTAACTATACTATTTCATTCACGTAAAGCCAATAGGCAGTCATGTTGCCCTAAATGCTACCGACCTGAACAAAGCATAACACGTAAAGAGAAAGTGTCTGAGAACGGCTTAAATAAAGCGAGAGAGGTAAAGAAATATGTTATCCCTAAAGTGGGTGAGAAACAAGCAAAGATTAACGCATTGTATTCGGTTTTAAGGAAACAATATCTGAAAGACCACCCAAATTGTCAAGTTAAACTTCGTGTATGCTCAGGTAAAGCAACTGAAATTCACCACACCCACTTTGGCTCAGATAAAAGAACGCATTTTTTAGATTCATCCACATTTAAATCTATTTGCAGACATTGCCACCGATTCATACATGACGAAATGTCGTCTAAAGAGCAAAGGGAACGTGGTTTGAAGATTAATTAAAACTTTTGTGTTTGTAGAATATGTTATATATATTTGTGAATGAAAAAATACTACGTTTACTCTCATACCGTAATTGGTACACTTATTCCTTTCTATATAGGAAGTTCAACTGTTGCCGAAATTGGATTATCACATAAGAGAGCATATCGTTGTCCATTCATTAGTCGAAAAGACAACTGGCAGTCTTATGCTTCTACTGTGTCATACTCAGTAAAAATAGAAGGAGAGTTCTCAACAAAGCAGGAGGCATTAGATTATGAAAAATACTTAATTAAAAAATTCGGTAGAATTGACATAGGGACAGGTTGCTTAATAAATAAAACTGATGGTGGTTTTGGTGTTATTAATCCATGTAAAGACCTAAAGACATTAATGGAAGCAAACAGGGCAAAATCTATAAAGGGGAAAGACAAAAGAATATATCAACTGCCCTATTCACATGAAGTATCTAAATACACAGAAGAAGGTGATTACGTCTGCACCTACCAATCACTTAATGAAGCAGCTAGGCAAAATAAAACTCTCAATAGCGATATAAGCATGGCTGTTAGGGGTAAGCGAAGATTAATATCAGGATTCCAATGGAGGCGATATAAATTCATAAATGGCATCGGGTCGGTTCGACCAAAGAAAAAAGTCAACAAACGATTATTACAAATAGATTTCCATACAGGCGAACTTATAAAAGAGTGGGAGAGTTCAATAGAGGCTTCAAGTTCTCTTGGAATATCAAGGACTGGGATAAATAATTGCTTGAGGGGTAGAACAAAAACGTCAAATGGATTTATTTGGCAATACGCTATATAGTCAGCAGAAGAACAATATAGATTAGGATTAAGAATAAGAACATGAAAGTAGCAAGACCAAAAACAGAAAAGTATCATAACTACGAAGAAGGAGATGTAGGAAGACCCATTGATAGGCATGGAAAGCATCTGTGCTATTTTAAAAAAAGGTGGTGGAAGATACACGACAGAAAGAAGTTTTTTAGAAATCTATTTAATCAGTTAGACAAATAAATTATGGCACACGAATGTCCAACTTGTTATTTTACCTGTCATTGCGGAGGCGATATAGGCGATTTAATATTTACAGAAACTAAATATGAAACTAACTGCACTCATTGTAATTCTAATGATGATGAATGGTTATGTGATTTATGCAGAGAAGATGAATGTAATGGTAAATGTTTTGAATTATGACACCCGAAGAACTTGAACACAACTATATGCTCGGAACACTATTCTCTATTGACACCACAACAGAGTATATAGAATCCCTACAAACAATGACAGACAAAAAAGATAGCTACGCTCACAACAAGTTTAATGATGCCGTAAAAGCAAACGGATTAGTAAGAAAGAATATTGAACGTAAGCTATATCAGGGCAGAAACGAAGAACAGAAGCAAATGATAGACGATGCTATTGACTACCACAAAACATTAGTGTATGACTTCTTTCTTTTAGATAGTGATAAGCAAAGGAGAGTGAGAAGTTTAATAAATAAAATGAAATAAAAAAAAGATTTGGATTGTATTATAATTAATACTTATCTTTACATCACTGAATTAGTTCAGTCGTTCTTACACTTCCTGCCAAAAACAAAACAGTAATGACAAATACGAATTATACGAGAGCAATCTTTGACTGTATTCTTTTACAAGGCTCTATCCAAGCCTTTGTTTTGTAGATGGGTAACTTATAATTGTGAATACCTTGCGGTTACTAATTGGGAAATTACAGGAAGTTATTTTTTTTTGGCAATGTGGCGAAATTGGCAGACGCTATTAATAGTAAGAGGTTGGAGAATATAAAAGCGCAACCAACTAAAGACCTTACGTACAAGTTCAAATCTTGTCATTGCCACCACCCCCTCCAAAAGTAGGGGATTAAACGAATTAACATGAAAAAGAGTATGCTAAATGAATCTCGTAGGGAGCAACTAAAAAACTTAGGTGATTATCTATTTAAAAAAATGTTCCCAAACGAAGATGAAAGCGAAAGAGAAAAATTATCTGACTGGAAAGAACTTTTAAGAGATATTGAATATTTGCTTGACATAGCACCAAAATCATATAGAACTGTTTCTAAAGAGGATAAGAAGAATAATTACTATTTAGCTAAATGTAGCGAATGTGGATGGTTTGGGAGCAGTAGTCTTTTATGTGGAGGGGGAGCA